TGAACCTATGGTACAACAAAAGCAGCTACTTAAGTTTATTAAGGCCTTTATATATAAGTACGATTTTCACCCTGTAATTGATTTCGAGACGAATGCTACAATTCAACCTGATGAAGCTTGGATAAAGGAGTTTCATGCTACCTTTACAACATCACCTAAATTAACATCAAATGGAGATCCAGAGAAGAGGACTTATAAGCCTGAAGTATTAAAGTGGCATAGAGAAGTAGGATCTGGATTTAAGTTTGTTATTAACTCTGATGAAGACATTAACGAAATATGGCGTAAATATGTTGACGATGATACTGTTCGGGTACCGAAAAATAGAATATGGTTTATGCCTTGTAGTGGTAGTAGAGAAGAGCATGTAGAAAGAGCACCTGCTGTTGCTGAATATGCAAAAGCGATGAATGTTAATTTTTCACCTAGATTGCATTTACTTATCTGGGATATGGCTTTAAAGGTTTAGTGTCATATATATAGTATGAGAATAGCATTTTCAGGTACAGGGAATAGTGGTAAGACCACCCTTTTAAGAAGCTTTTTATATACGTGGACGGGTTATAAAACTCCAGAAAAAACGTATAGAGAGGTGTTACAGGAGAAAGAGTTACCTCACTCTTCCGAGTTAACTACTGAAACACAAGAAGAAATACTTAACTTTATGGTTGATGATGTACAATTAGCCGGGAAAGGTGATAAGGTGGTGTATGATAGATGTCCTCTTGACGCTATAGCCTACTCAATGTGGGGACATGACAAGAAGATTGAAGGCTTTACAAAGGAATTTGTTACAAAACAAATTAACTTAATGAGAGAATCGATGAGATCTATTGATATTATATTTTTATGTCGGTTTGATCCTAATCAGGCTATACAGGATGACGGATTTCGTGATACAGATAAAAAATTTATAGTGGAGGTTGATAATATCTTTTATTCTCTCTTCAGACAGTATACAGAACACCCGGAAGCTGATGTCTTTTTTCCTAAAGGTGACTCACCGTGTATAATTCTGTTACCAGATAATGGTCAAGAGAGGATCGACTTAATTAGTGAATATGTTACTGTTGATGGAGAAATGTATGGTGATGAAAATTCACTCTTTAGCCCAGAAAATATTAATCAGTTAGAAGATTTGGTTAAGCAGCAACAGAATGCTCATGACGCTGAAGAAAAAGAAAAAGAACTTAAGAAAAAATTTGGGTTACCTGGTGGTGGTTATCCGCCAATAACGCTATGAGTAAGGTTGGGGTAGGTATTATTACATGCAATAGGGTTGCTATGTATAAAAAATGTTGTGACTCAATACAAAAGAGTTGGTATGATGAATTAGTTACTGTAAACGATGGTGATCAAAGTATTACATGTAATAATGGTGATTATATAGAGACTTCAGGTGGAGAAGGTGTTGGTAAGGCTAAGAATAAAGCTATAAAACACTTGCTAGATAAAAATTGTGATTATATCGTTCTTGTAGAGGATGATATGTTGTTTAAAGGCAACCTCTTCGAGCAATATATTAAAGCACATAAAGAAACCGGTATACATCACTTTATGTTTGCTTACCATGGACCGGCAAATAAGGCAGGAATAAGCAGAGGGAAGCCGGTTCCACGTAAGGTTATTGATTATGGCGATGTTAAGATTGCTTTAAATCAGCATTGTGTTGGTGCCGTTTGTTTTTATACAAAACAATGTCTAGATGAGGTAGGGTTATACGACGAATCTTACACTAATGCATTTGAACATGTTGACCATTCATATGAATTAGCAAAAGCTAATTATAGTACACCTTACTGGTGGTGGGCTGATATTGAAAATAGTTTAGACTATGTAGAAGAACAAGCATGTTCAGAAGATAATTCAGCAATTCGTCCAAGATCAGATTGGCAATCTAATATTCAAAAATCAGCTATAAGATTTTCACAAAAGCACGGTGTATCACCAGTACAAGTATCAGATACACCAGTAGATAAAATTATTGATAAACTCAAACAAATTAAAAATGAAAATAGACCTATTTTGTCCAAGTAGAGAAAGAATTAATAAAGTATTAACGTTTATTTGCAGTATAATTACAACAGCAAAAGATATTAATAATATTAATCTCGTTTTAGGAGTTGATGATGATGATCCAAAGCTTGATCATTATTTAAAAATAGCTCAAAATTTAGATTTCATACAAGTAGTACGCTACCCTGAAGGTCTCATAGAAAAGATAGGATTGTGTGGACTATGGAATGTAATGGCTGAACAAACAACAAATGAAATTATCGCTATGGTTGGTGATGATATGAAGTTTGAAACACCAGACTGGGATGAAAAAATACTTAAAGAATTTTCTAATAAAGAAGATAATTTTTATCTTATCCACTGCAATGATGGTATGAGGGGTCCGGGTAACAAGTATGCTAATGTACCACCGTTAGCAGTTAATTCATTTATACATAGAGATTATGTCGATACAGTCGGTCATTATATGGAAGAGGTAGAGCCTAATACCTTTGGTGACACATACCTAGATAAGGTATTTGAACTCTTAAATCGTAAAATTTACTTTCATGATATTATGATAAGGCATATGCATTTTTCAGAGTATGGTGGAAAGGATCAGGTATCAGTTAATATTGAAAAAACGAGAGAAGGTATATGGGATGATCCTGCTTTTTTTCAAGAAAAATTAATGCCTGAGATTCTTAAAGAAGTGGAAATTATAAAAGCAAAAATTGCATGAACATATATACTCACTATAGTGATTCACATAAAGAATTATATGAAGATTTTTTTAAGCCGTCCTTAAGAAATATTTATAACAAGGATAAAGTATCTATTCGAGCTGCTTATCATAAACAAACAACTAACGAGGGTAAGTTTATGGAAGCTGGTTGGCTTGATAGTATGAAATATAAATTACAGGTTATTCTTCAAGCTATAGAAGAAAATAACAATGATTATTTTATTTTTGCTGATACAGATATTGTTTTTTATGATGATTTTATTGATGATTTAAAAGAATCATTAGGTAATAAAGATATAGCATGTCAAGAAGATTGTAATTCTCTATGTGCTGGTTTTTTTATAGCTCGTGGTAACGATAAAAATAAAAAATTATTTACTGAAATATATAATAATTTTACACAAATGGTAAATGATCAAGTAGCTTTAAATCGCTTAAAAGACATGGTCGACTATAAGTTTCTAGATAAAGAAAAATATTATACTATTGGTAATTTTTATGATAATCCTGATGGTACACATGTTTGGGACGGTGTTACAAATATTATGCCTCCTAAAAATATGAAGTTACATCATGCTAATTATGTAGTCGGGGTAGAAGATAAAATTAAGCTTATTAAGTTAATAAGAAATCATTATCTAGCAATGGTAGAATGATTGTAGATTTTAAAGAGTTAAGGATACCTTTAATACATCCAACATACCCTCCATACCACACAGGTAAATATATGGAGGAATACTTTTATGAGTTTTATCTCAACAATAAAAAAGAGTTCGATCAAACAGGCTTTACTCTTATACCGATATTTTGGACAAATGTATATATAATGGAGGGTAAGGGGGCTAATAAGCGTAAATTAATACAACCCTATTTAAACGCTCTACCGAGTGGTAAATATTTTACTGTATCACAACACGATGATGCAGTAGCAGAGCAACTTCCGGAAGGAACTCTATCATTCGAAGGGGGAGGTAATGGTAATGGCATACCTCTACCATTAATATGTTCTAAAATGCCTACCAAAACAACTACAACTAAAAAAGATATTTTTTGTTCTTTTGTTGGATCGGCATCACACCCTGTTCGTCAGACTATTAAAGAAACTTATATAAATGATAGCGACTTTCAATTATATATGAAGCCATGGACACAGGCTATACCTGAAGCTCAGCTTAATTTTTTTATAGACATAACAAATAGATCAAAATTCTCATTATCACCTCGAGGGTATGGAGCTCAAAGCTTTAGATTCTACGAAATATTACAACTTAACTCAATACCGGTTATTGTATACGATAAAAAATGGCTTCCATTTGAAGATGAAATTGATTATGAATCATTTTGTGTACTAGTACATGCAGATGAAATTTGTAACTTAAAGAATATACTGAATAATATTTCTGATAAGCAGCAAAAAGATATGCTTAAAAGAGGTAAAATTATATACAATAAGTATTTTACACTCGACGGTATGTGTAAACAAATATTAAAAGCATTACAATCAAATGTTGAGTTATCTCAATCTTAGTATAAAATATACTGATGATAGTTGATGGAAATAACTTTATAAGTCATTATTTAAAAAATAATATTCCATTTACAGCAGGAAAGCTTGGTGGTAATGAGCTTCAAATTTTATGGTGTACTCTTAATAGATCAAACCCTTGGGGCCAGCAATTTTTAAAAGAGACACAAGATGTAGCTGGTTTATATCCGGTTAATGATGATACTTTTAAATGGTTTACTGATAATGTATTACAAGATTTAAAATATTTAGATTTAGCACCGGTATGGAGAGAGAATGTTCTTCCAGGATTTGAAAAAGATATATATCAAAAATATTGTGATAAGGTAAATATTACAAAATTACAACATCTAGAGCCATATTTCTTTGATGATCCATGGACAACATATTTAGAGGGTAAAAAAGTTGCAGTGTTTTCTCCGTTTGCAACATCAATATCTAATAACTTTAAAAATCTTAGTAAAATATGGAACGGTAAGATAACTTCTAATTTTGATCTTATACCTGTACAGTATCCAACAGCTATTACCATAACAAAAGATACTCCTTATAAAAACTCACGAGAAATATATGATGAAACTCTTACAAAAGTTAAAGAACTAGATTTTGATATAGGTATTTTTGGTACAGGTCATACAGGTCTTTTACTAGCATTAGAGTGTAAGAAAGTTGGGAAGACAGGAATACACTTAGGTGGTGCAACGCAAATTTTATTTGGTATAAAAGGTAATAGATGGGATAAGATGAAAGAGTTTCAACCATTTTTCAACGAATATTGGTCACGTCCGTTAGAGAGTGAAACTCCTGATCAAATAGACGTTGTTGAACAAGCTTGTTATTGGTAATATGAGAGTAATAATAGAATATGATCCGTGGGGTCGACTAGGAAATAGAATGTTTCAATATGCTTTTGCATATTTGTTGGCTGAAAAATTTAATTGTGAGTTATTTTATAGAGAAGGTTTACCTAATTTTGGAATTGAACCTAAACCGGTTGATAGATTACAATCTAATGTTTTAAAAGCAAGATCTTTAGGAGATCAACATTTTGATTTTGATGCAATTAAGGATTTTGATGGTGATATAATCCTTGACTCTTTTGTACAGCAATCGAAGTATTATATCGATAATCGTGATACATTAAGAAAGGTGTTTGGAATTAGAGATTTAGATACTATTAATAAAGACTCATTAGTACTGCACGTGAGAGGTGGTGATTATCATCAACTAAAACAGTTTTTAGGTTTGGACTTTTATAAAGGTCTTATAGATTTTTCTGGATTTTCAAAAGTTAAAATTGTTACAGACGATCCAAAATGTGAAACTGTAACTAATTTATTAGAGTATGGATGTGAGCTTGAAACATCTTCACTAGGACCAGATTTTAATATTAATGGAGATAGAAGCGCGATGGATGATATGAAAACATTATTATATAGTGAAAATCTGGCTATATCACAATCTTCTTTTGCTTGGTGGCCAGCATTTTTAGGTACGCATAAGAAAATTATTTTTCCATACAGCCTTACACTCGATACTCAATCATGGCCATTGGATCCAAAACACGACGATATTGATTTGTATTTTGACTTTAATAATACCAGTCATAAGTACGTAAAATGAACATTGTTTTATTTCATAGAGGTAATTATTTACCACATCGACCAGATATGTCTGGCTTACCTGGTCATATAAAATATTGTATTAGACAAATACGCCACACAAATCCCGACTATAATATATATTTTCTTACAAATTTAAATATAGAGGCACCGGATGACCCTAAAATAAAAATTATTAATGTAAATGAATTTACTGCTCCGGATATTTCTAATTATTTTTCACATGATATACCAGAACATGTGCAGCTATGGCAGACATCTATACTAAGAGTATTTTATCTAGAAAAATTCTTAGAAAAATACAATATTGAAGATGTTATTCATTTTGATAATGATATTGTTTTATATTCTGATCTTAAAAAGTTTGAAAGTAAATTTAAAAAATTTAACCTTTTAATAACTCCACATTTTGAAACGGAATATGTTTTTGGTTTTAGCTATATAAAAAATTACAAAGCATTAACAAAAATAAACAAAGAGCTTTTACAGTTAGTAAATTTACCGTTTAGTGAATTACAGCAAAAAGTTAATCATGAATGTCCGCATGAAATGAGAATGATTAACTATATAAACAATTGTAGTAATATGAAGTTAATAGATCATCTTCCCGTTGTACCAACTGGTGAAGGTAGTGATAACTTTAAATTGTTTAATACTATTTTCGATCCCTCAACATACGGTAAGCATGTTGGAGGGTCTCATGAACTTGGTCATCATAATAAACATTATGTACCGACAGAAAGTTGGAATGGTACAGAAGGTCACCACTACGCAGGTAAGCAAATTATTAAAAATAATATTAAAGTTGATTTTAAAAATAAACAACCATATTTAAAGTGTAGCGATGGTAATATATATGATATTGCAAATTTGCATATACATACAAAAGAGTTAGATAAATTTATAACTTACTAGCTATGTTTATTTCCGGTGAAGCTTTACAAGAGCTAGCTGATTTGACTATAATATTTTCAGATCAGCGTCATGACGAATTATGGAAAGTTCAAATACATAATATAAACTGTAAATACATTGTAATTAGCCCAGGTGATAGCTTACCTGAAGAAATATTTACAGCACGTTCTATTTTTATATACACACATGCACTACCATTATTTTTTGAAAGAGTATTTCCGTTATTAACAAAACCTATAACACTCTTATCACATAACTCTGATCACGGTGTAGATAATAATTATTTAGAATATTTAAACAGTAATAAAATTAATAAATGGTTTTGTCAAAATAGATTAACATCTCATCCAAAATTATTTTCTTTTCCAATAGGAATTGCAAACAGTCAATGGGAACATGGTAATCAAGAGCTTTTTAAGAGTGTAGTTGATAAAAATATACCTAAAGAATTTTTAGTATATAAAAATTTTGATATAGGTACAAATGCATATGAGCGTAATTTATGTCACGCTATCACTCAGCGTAATGGTATACCTATGAGCTCAAAAACAACTATTCCTGCGTATTGGGATATGCTAGCAAAAAGCGCATTTGTAATATCGCCTCCTGGTGGGGGTATTGATTGTCACCGTATATGGGAAGCTCTTTATTTTAAAACTATACCTATTGTTCAAAGCCATGTAAGCTTTTCGCAATTTGAACATTTACCAATACTGTTTGTAGATAAATGGGAGGATATAACGATACAGTACCTGCGTAATAAATTATTATATAATGATATTGACTGGAATATAGATGAGCTTAAGTTAGATTTTTGGAAGAAAAGCTTAGTTGAATAGTGTACATTGTATTATACAATAGGGTATGATTATTAGAGAAGGTGTATACGACGGTAAATTAATTCATGAAAGATTTGCTTATAAATATTTTCGAAAGCAAGTATCTCCAGCGGGTAATATTGTAGCATTTAGAGCTCCAATGTATGTTAAAGAAGAGCTTATTGACTTAGAAGACTCTTTGAGTAATGATTTTATTCATAGTCAAGATGCTATAAATTTTTGCTGGGAGATTCCTAACTTATGTCCGTTTGGTGCTGTATCGTTTCAAAGACTACTCAATACAGCAATTGCTAATATTCTATCTAATATTATTCAAAAGCCTATTGTAGTAGATGGTGACGATTTATTGGTGCAAGATGAGTTTGTAGGTGTTGATAAGCAAGTTCGACAGTCTGGTAAAGTAAGTGTTTCGATTACTTACTCGAAAGATAATGTAGCTGTAGGTCATACCGGTATCAATATTGTAGCTGGTGATAAAGCTCCTGCGTTTGCTTACTCTTCTAATTTATCAGAAAAAAATACAGAAGAGTTTATGACTGCTGTAATCGATTATTTTAATAATGAGGTTGCTGATCAGTTTGTTGCTACTACAAAAGTAATTGTATGAATTTTTTCCAACTTCAAAATAAATTATTTTACTCTAAGAAAGATAAAGCGGGGGATTTAGATGCTGAAGGCGAACAATCATTCGTTCCATTCTTGTTTAATCGTTGGCTTTCTTTTTATAATAATGATATGTCTGTCTTTACGAATGAGACATTGAATAAGTTCAGTACTATATTTGAAAATAAACAAGACGCTTATAAATTATATTACTATTTGATTCCGCGACTTAAGTTTAAAAGAATATCCTATATTAAGAAGGTAAAAAAGGATAAAGAAGAGGAAGAGAATTTAAATTTACTTGCTAAAAATAAGAATATTTCAGTTCGCGAATTAAAAAATTATATAAAAAATTATGAGTAAAAAAGCATTAGTATTAGGCGGCGGTGGCTTTATAGGTGGGCACCTCGCAAAAAGATTAAAATCAGAAGGCCTATGGGTACGTATTGTAGATATTAAAAAGAGTCATGAATATTGGGATCATACGGATATTTGTGATGAATACATATCTGGTGACTTAACAGATCCAACAGTAGTTGACAACGCATTAACACTAGAGGGCGGCTTTGATGAAGTGTATCAATTAGCAGCTGATATGGGAGGAGCCGGTTATATTTTTACTGGTGATAATGATGCAAATGTAATGCATAATTCAGCTTTGGTTAACTTAAACGTGGTTCACTATGCTACAAAACATGGAGCTAAGAGAGTATTTTATTCTTCTTCAGCTTGTATGTATCCGGAACATAATCAACTCGACCCTGATAACCCTAATTGTGAGGAATCTTCAGCTTACCCGGCAAATCCGGATAGTGAATATGGGTGGGAAAAACTCTTCGGTGAAAGACTGTTTCTAGCTTTTAGTCGTAACTATGGTCTTAATGTTAGAGTAGCGAGATATCACAATATATTTGGACCACAGGGTACGTACGATGGTGGTAAAGAAAAAGCGCCAGCAGCTATGTGCCGAAAAGCTGTAGAAGGAGCAACAGAAATAGAGGTATGGGGTGATGGATCCCAAACAAGATCCTTTTTATATGTTGAAGAGTGTGTTGAGGCTACATTGAGACTAATGAGACAAGATAAATTTAATGGACCGGTAAATATTGGATCAGAAGAGATGGTAACTATTAACGAGTTAGCTCAAATTGCAATTAATCTCTCAGGTAAAGATATTAAAATTAAAAATATCGATGGTCAAGAGTTTATTGATAAGTATGGTTTTAAGTGTCCTTTAGGAGTACGAGGTAGAAATTCTGATAATAAGCTTTATAGAGAAAAGATAGGTTGGGAGTCAACAGCAACTTTAAAAGAAGGAATGACCAAAACATATAAGTGGATTAGCGAACAGTTAAATGGATAAAATAAAACAAGAAATATTTAAAAAGGTAGAAGAATATTTTAAGTCTAAGAAAAGCGAACCGGGTCAAAAAATTGGTGTCGCTTATCCATGCTTTGATCATAAAGAAGTTAATCAAGCCTTAGACTCTCTTCTCGATGTATGGATATCACAAGGTCCAAAAGTAAAACAATTTGAAAAAGAGTATGCTGAATATATAGGAACAAAATATGGTTTAGGTTGTAACTCTGGCTCCTCTGCTAATTTATTAGCTCTAACAGCATTACTAAAAGCAGGATTATTAACTCCCGGTGACGAAGTAATACTACCAGCAGCTACATTCACAACTGTAATGTCACCCATTTTACAGACAGGACTTGTGCCTGTTTTTGTAGATGTAGAAATGGAAACTTACAATAATGATCCAGCAGCAATAGAAAAAGCAATTACAGATAAAACAAAACTTATTATGGTAGTTCATTCACTTGGATGCCCTTGCAACATGGAAGAAATAATGAGAATATCTGAGCAATACAATATTCCTGTTCTAGAAGATTGTTGTGAAGCTCATGGAGCCTCAATAAACGGTAAACGAGTAGGCAGTTTTGGTCTTATATCTACTTTTAGTTTTTTTGTTGCACATAATATGACTACCGGTGAGGGTGGTATGATTATGACTAATGATGAAAATTTATATGATATATTATGCTCTGTTCGTGAATTTGGTAGATTAACTAAGTATGAAGAAAATCAGCCTAGATTTTATTATAAAGATAAACATTTAAAAGAATACGACGAAAGGTACGTATTTACAAATATTGGTTATAACTTAAGAATGACTGATATTGCTGCATCATTAGGAATTGAGCAATTAAAAAAGCTTGATGCATTTAATGATAAACGAGTAGAAATTGCGCAATCATATACTGATAAACTTTCTATCTATAACAAATGGTTAATTTTACCTTCTGTGCCCGGTGGTTATTTTAATTCATTTTATGGTTACCCTATCGTAATTAAAGACGGTGCACCATTTTCTAGAAAAGAGTTAGTAAATCATTTAGAAGAAAATAATATTGAAACTAGAGCTTTTATGGCTGGGGATTTATCCAGGCAACCTGCATACGTAGATACTAATTGGAAGATGCCCTTCGATATGCCTAATACAAAAACTTTACTTAATAATGCATTCTTTATAGGGTGTCATCCTTTTGTTACCTCAAATCAAGAAGAAATAATTATAAATTCATTTAATGAATTTATGCTAAAGGTAGAAAAAAATATTTAAATGAGTTATAGTGTCGGTGTTATTGGTATAGGTATCGTAGGAGAAGCCGTTAAGTATGGTATGGAGAAGCTTGGTCATCAAGTTACACCGCACGATATTAGATATGATACAAAAATAGAAGATGTTTTAAGCACAGATATTTGTTTTATTTGTGTACCAACACCGTCAAGAGATAATCTCCAATGTGATACTTCTATCGTTGAAAGTGTTGTAGGTGAGTTATGTGAGCTAAATTATAGTGGTATAATTGCGATTAAATCAACAATACCACCTACTACTACAGAGAAATTACAAATAAAATATAGTAATGATGCTATTTGCTTTGTGCCAGAATTTTTACGAGAGCGTTGCGCGATTGCAGATTTTACCGAAAATCATGACATTTGTATAATTGGTTCTTGTGATAAAAATATATGCAAATTAATAGAGTGTTTACATGGTAAATACCCGAGACAGTTTAAATACCTAACGCCTACGGAAGCTGAATTTGTAAAGTACTTTAACAACATTTACAATGCTAATTTAATTATTTTAGCGAATAATTTTTACCAAGTGTGTAAAGCATTAGATATCGATTATAATGCAGTAAAAGATACTATTGTGTGCCGCGACCATATTAATGATGTTTATCTAGATTGTAATGAAAATTTTAGAGGGTATGCCGGAGCATGTCTACCAAAAGATGTAAAAGCATTTGTACATCTCGTAGAGGAGCTAAATATTGAAGCTGGTATTTTTAAATTTTTAGATGAAGAAAATAAAAAATATAAACCAACTGTCTTCCCAGGAATGCGCGATGACTAAAATATTAATAACAGGTGGAGCAGGATTTGTAGGTTATCACTTAGCCTTAAAAGAGGCTAATCTCGGAAACGAGGTAACAATTATAGATAGCTTTGAAAGACCAAATGAAGATCCGGAATTTCAAGCATTAGTAGAACATGAAAATGTTAGGTTTTTACAAAAAGACGTATCGGAAGAAAACACGTTTAAGGTGTATCTACCGTTAGATCATTACGACGTTGTCTATCATTTAGCGGCTTTAAATGGTACATCTAATTTTTACAACTACCCGGCTAAAGTATTAAAGATAGGGTGTCTCTCAACGATCTATTTACTAGATTGGGTAGCTAGACATAAAAAGGGAAAAAGACCGAAGGTAATTTATACTAGTAGCTCTGAAGCATACGCTGGTACTGCTAATATACAAGGTGAAAATTTTCCAATACCAACACCAGAAGATGTACCTTTAACTATCGACGATGTACGTAACGTAAGATGGAGTTACGGAGCTAGTAAATTAGTAGGTGAAGTTGCTTTCTTTTGTTATTCAAAAATGTATGATATTACTGATTTTAATATTATTAGATTGCATAATATATACGGACCGAGAATGGGATTTGAACATGTTATAAGTCAATTTATTAAGAGGTTTATAGACGGGGAAAGACCTTTTAAGATTATGGGAAGCGATCAAACTAGGTCTTTTTGTTTTATTGACGATGTGTTAGAGGCCTTTGAGAAGATTACACAATCAAATATACAGGGTGAAATTATACATGTTGGTAATGATAAAGAAGAAATATTAATTGCTGATTTAGCAAAAATTGTATTTGATATTGGTCAAGAGACGTATAATTTTAATGAGCAGCCTGCACCAGCTGGTAGCGTAGGACGTCGTTGTCCAAATATTGATAAACTCAAATCTTTAGGTATAAAAGATCAACTTGATCTCCGTAAAGGTATTGAAAAAACATTTAAATGGTATAAAAATAAATTATGAAAAAGAGAGCATTAGTAACAGGCGGGGCCGGATTTATTGGGTCAAATTTAGTTGATCAGCTTATTGCTGACGGGTATGAAGTAGCGATAATTGATAATGAAAGCTCTACAGTAAATGCAGAGTTTTATTGGAATGATAAAGCTGAAAAACATCTTATAAATATAACAGATCAAAGAGAATGTAGTAAGATTTTTTCTAAATTTAAACCGGATTATGTATTTCATTTGGCTGCTCATTCGAGGATACCGGTAGCAATTAAAAATCCTATTCAATCTTGCGATGTTAATGTAGTTGGTACATGTAATATGTTACAACAAAGCAGAGAGCATGGTGTAAAGAGATTTATGTTTTCATCAACATCTTCTGTTTACGGACTTGCAAATGAATGCCCATTAAAAGAAGACATGCCCCGAGACTGTCTAAATCCCTACTCTGTATCAAAAGCTGCAGCAGAAGAGCTATGTAAAATGTATTATAATCTATTTGATCTTGAAACAGTTATTTTTAGATACTTTAATGTATATGGTGAGCGTCAACCTTTAAAAGGTCAATATGCACCTCTGATTGGTATTTTTCAGAAACAAAAAGAAGCCGGTCTACCAATGACAGTTGTTGGTGATGGTGAACAGCGAAGAGATTTTACATACGTTAAGGATATTGTAAAAGCTAATATACTAGCTGCAGAAAGTGATAATGTAGATATTATAGGAGAAATATTCAATGTGGGTTCTGGTGTAAATCATAGTGTACTCAACGTAGCAAATATTATTGAAGGTGAAACTGAGTTTATTCCTGATAGACCAGGTGAAGCTAGAGAGACATTAGCTGATTTAACAAAGAGTAGAGAACTTCTTGGTTACGAGCCGAGCGTTAAATTAGAAGATTGGATTAAGTCTTATGAAGCTTAAGGTAGGTATTGTAGGACACGGATTTGTCGGTAAAGCGGTTGATTACGGCTTTTCAAATAACGTTAAAAAGAAACTAATAGATCCAAACTATAATACTACATGTGAAGATTTGTTAACTTTTGCACCGGATGTTGTTTTTATATGTGCGCCTACCCCTATGGGTAATGATGGTAGTATCGACGCATCAATAGTCGAACAGTGTTGTACTGAAGTAAGTGAGTATACTAGTGCATTAATTGTTCTCAAGTCAACAGTAACACCAGATATTGCAGGTAGGTTGTCAGATAAATTTAAAGACTTTGTTTATAATCCTGAATTCTTAACTGAAAAGAACGCTAATGAAGATTTTGTGAATCAGTTTATGCTTGTATTAGGTGGTACCGGACATAACACAGTAGAGCTTTTAGAATTATATAACGAATATAGTATATGTCGCCCATGTCCAGTTTTTCATATGTCAGCTACTGAAGCTGCATTTGTAAAATATAGCATTAATACCTTTTTAGCTACGAAAGTAACATTTTTTAATCAATTGTATGATATAGCAAAAGATCATAATGCTAACTATAATGCAATTATAAGTGCTGTAGGATCCGATCCACGTATTACACACTCACATACTACAGTACCAGGATTTGATAATAAACGAGGTTACGGAGGCGCGTGTTTTCCAAAAGATACTGCTGCATTTAATGCTTTTGCGAAACATTTTTCTATTCTAACTGAAGCTATTAAGGTTAATAATGAGTACAGAAAGGATTATGAACTCGATGAAAGAGAAAAGGAGCAAAATGTTCATTATAAACCTGTCTAATATTGGATAAAAGGAACTACACTGTTAAATAGTCTTATGGCAATGGCATCAATAGATAATTTAGCACCTACTAGAAGTTTGATTGATTTATCAGCTCCGGATAAAGGTGATTTTGGTTTAACCGACTATGATTTAACATTTCTTTTTGACGATATTTTATTAATCGAATATGTAGATCTATCAGAAATGGTACCAGATGGTCAAGAAGCAATTGAACGAAACGGTATTTTAATTCCAACAAATCAAATTACTATGGCATGGCGAAAAGGTAGAGTTATCCTAGCAGGACCAGATGCAAAATTTGCCAAGGAAGGTGACATTGTTCTCTTTCCGAATAATATGGGTGTTACTATTTCTGGCGTCTCTGTACCAGGTAAGGGGTCGGTAGATAAGGGCATCTTTTTGAACGAAGAAAGAATGTTCGGTATCTGTAAAGAAAAAGATGATAATACAAAAAGCAGCTCTTGACGCTCTTTTATTAGACAATGTTTGTGAAATAAGATTTGCTCGTAGAATAATTAAACCTGGTCAAGCTCCTACGAGAAGAATGCTTTGCACAAAATCACTATCTCTACTAAATTCGGTTAATGGTAGGATTTCTTTAAATTATTTTCCACCAAAAGGACCGCCTAAAGCTTACCTTGGTCCAGATAGGTTAGCTGTTGCGTGGGATATAATAATGCAGGATTATAGAAATATAAACACCTTGCAGTGTGATTTGATACAGCAAATACCTGCTAACGATGATTTTTGGGTATATTTTAACGAGAATATATACCCCATGTCCCCAGGACAAAAATTTAATTTTATGAATTCATGAATGTAAGTTTAGAAAAAGTAACAGATTTTTTAAAGCCATTTTTATTGCAAGAAATAGTAATAAGAACAGATAAAAAAATATTAAAAAGAGGTAAGCTTAAAATTTTTCAGATTAAGCAATACTATATTAATTTAACTTTAGAATTTAATAATTCAGTTAAATCTTATGAAATACCTTACCCGTTTAAAATGTACCATGAAGAAGATAGGGGTATTTTAAATTATCATTTAAGCTCCTTTATACCTAATTCTCAATTAACTATGGTAAAGTTTTTAGATAGTTCATCAAAATCAAAACTATACAACAATCTTGTCTATATATTGCCTTCTGAAAAAGCTATAGTATAATAAAGTGTGTTAGGCGGTTTATTAAAAAGCTTTCCGGAGGAATATACTCCAAACTCTGCGCAAGTAAAGTTACTAAAAAATATTGATCAAGCTTTTGAGGATGGTTATAAGTTTGTAGTGTGTAATGCTCCTACTGGTTCAGGTAAGAGTTTTATATCTAAGACACTTGCAAATTCTTCAGAAGAACCGTCAGAAAACTTTAAGGATCTGATAACTTCATATACTGCTTTTAAAATAGATCAAACAGGTTCGTATACCCATGAAGACGAATGTGAAGATGAACAAGCTGCTGGTACTTTTGCTCTTACAATAACTAAAGCGTTACAAGATCAATATAAAGATTTATTTAATGACACTGCAATATTAAAAGGTAAGAGTAATTATATTAGTACAATTGATTCTAATATTGATGTAGAGCTAGAGTCTTTAATTATGCCTAAAAGCATATTAGAAGATCATAGAAGACGTCATAAATGTCCATATCATAATGATCGTAGAGATGCACTTATTAATAAGTTTGCTGCGCTAAATTATAATATGTTCTTTTCTCTACCTAATCATGTAAAGAAAAAACAATATTTAGTATGTGATGAAGCTGCAGAGCTAGAAGATCAATTAGTTAAAGAGTTTTCATGCGATATTAATTTTGAAATATTAAAGAGAATGGATATTGTAGTTCGACCTTTCTATTCTAAGAATAATGCAAATGTTGTAAAATGGATTAACAATCTTTTGCTTGATCTAAGCGATAAGATAGATCAATTACGTGATACAATTAGTAATACTAACAATAAAAAGTTTATAGTTGAAACGCGTCGTCAAATTGTTAGTATGAGAAACTTACATTCGAAGCTTTCATTAATTATTGATACGTGGAGTGAGAGTGAATATCTTTTTGAAACAAACAAAGAAGGAATTAACTTTATGCCACTTAAGGTAAACAATCTTTCTAATCATCTTTTCAGATATGCTGATAAAGTAATATTGATGTCTGCAACTATTATTGATCCTGTCAATTTTTGTAAAGCGTTAGGTATTGATAAATTTAAATATGTTGAAGCTGAGTCGTCATTTGATGCTAAAAAAGCACCGATTTATTGTAATACAAAAATTAAGCTCAACTATCATAACTTAAAGCGAAGCTTACCAAAAATTATAAAGCAGGTAGAAGGTATTTGCGAGCATCATAAAAACGATAAAGGTATTATTCACACTCATAATAATACCATTACGTCTTTCTTACAGAAAAAATTATTTAACGAAAGATTTTTATTTAGAGAGCCAGGTGTTCGTAATGAAGAGATTTTAGATACACATCTAAGTAGCAATAAACCGACGATTTTAATATCTCCTTCTATGTCTCATGGGGTTGATTTAAAGGATGATTTAGCGAGATTTCAAATTATTATAAAAGCGCCTTACCTACCAACTAAAGATAAGAGAATAGAAAGATTAATGAAAGATGATTTTAATTGGTATTCTAATAAAATGTTATGTTCAGTAATTCAATCTTGTGGTCGAGGGGTACGCTCTAAAAAAGACCATTGTACTACGTATATTTTAGATGGAGCTGTTGTAGAGAGTGTTGTAAATAATAAGCATAAATTACCAAAATATTTCATTGACAGGTTTCTGTAATAAATATATAAGTACGCATGAAGAACCGAGCGTTTCATTTTGAAATTAAAGACTTACTAACACAGTTTATAGCTGCGTTTGATGATACTGTTATCAGTAGATTTAATAAAGATAGAAATCCTGCAAGTGATATTGAAGTCCGTTATGTATTTGCTCCTAAGCAACGGGTAATGTATGATATTATAAACAAGGCACAGAACATAACATTGCCTGTTGTAGCTGTTAACTTAACAGGTATATCAAGAGATAATGATAGAGTATTTAATAAATTAGCTCCATCATATGTACCGGCACAAAAAATAGAAAATCCAAAATCTGCTTCGAAGTTTTTAATGCCTGTCCCGGTTAATTTAGAAGTTAGTATGTCAATTCTTGCAAGATATATGCAAGACGTGGATCAAATTGTATCAAACTTTGTACCATATAATAATCCGTATATTATACTTACCTGGGAGGTGCCAGCTGATTTTGGAGCGCAATACCCGCAAGAGATAAGAAGTGAAGTATTATGGAGTGGTGATTTAGCCTATACAACACCAACAGATACAACCTATAATGATAAATTTAGAGTAGTTGTTGATACGTCTTTTACAATTAAAGGGTGGTTATTCCCAGAAGAAAAAAGTACACAAGGTAGTGTTTATAAAGTTGATAGTAATTTTATTGCTGTTGACTTAGCAAACAAAATTTATTCGCCTCTAGATCCAACCATACCTGTACAAGATAACACATATCAACAATTAGGTTATCCAAGTCTTTCTGGGTTTAATGATAGTGTACCAACAAACTATACAGAAACAATAACCGTCTCAGGTATACCAGAGTTTACTAATATTTTTTATTCAACAACAGGAACTTATTTTCCACTTAACAACTACCCGCAAGGAACTGTTACAAATATTTTATCATGTACAAATCCGAGTAGTACAAATAATAACTTTATTCTTTATGGTAAAAGATTAGATGCAAATAATAAGTTTTATTTAAGTTCTTACGTTGATAACTTCTTTACGAATTTTACAGCGATAACTTCAGCTAAGAATCCAACTATTAGTGGATATGAACTTAGTGAAAATTTCTATAAGGTTGTCAATGATAATGTAGTCAATTTCTTTTTTCCTTTATCTTCTCTCAGCGCTGCCAAGGCTGGTGAGTTTACAATCGTTACTGGTAATGAAGCTGGGTGGGCAACTTCCTACCAAGCCAGTAGCTCTATCCTTAAATTAACATAAATATATATAAATGCCTGGATCCGGATCATCAACAAGCTCAGACCAAAATCGCTCTTATGTGACTAATGACGGTCGTGCATCAACTTTTGGAAGAAGTCTTATACAGTACATTCAAAATAGGTTACCATATGCTACAGATGGCCGTGGTGAAAATGATGCATTAAATCCGAAGTATAAAGTTTTTCAGAAAGCAGGAATGCGAAGAGCTGAAGCTTTAGCTAAAGCTTCTATTTCCTCTTCTAACCCTTATAATAATATACCTATAGGTGATTTTGCTAAAGACTCATCCTTTGGTGATGTCATGTATGCTAACATACAAGACGATAAAGCTGGGAGACTTCGCGATTATAGAATAATGGCAGCTTATTCTGAGATCTCAGATGCGTTAGATGAAATTTGCGATGAAATGATTAACCCTGATGAGACTGGGTGGATTACAAGCTTACACTATAAAGACATTGATTTAACGATAGATGAAAAAGCTGAAGTAGAAAAACAATTTCATAGGTATGTTGAATATTACGATCTTAAAAATAAAGGTTGGCAATATTTTCGACAAATGATGGTTGAGGGAGAGGTTTTCTTTGAGCAGATAATTCACGAAGGTTACGTTAAAGACGGGGTACTCGGTGTTATTAATCTGCCAGCTGAAATTATAGATCCAGTATACAATAATATACAAAATATGCTTGTTAAGGGGTATATATACAGAAAGCCAATTTTTAGTCCATCACAACCTCAAAAAGTAGAAAAGGTTGAATTTATACCAATGGATCAAAACCAGATTATGTATGTTAATTCTGGTGTATATAACGAAACAAAGAACTTTATTATACCTTTCTTGGAGAATGCAAGACGCCCTTATAGGCAGCTATCATTGATTGAAGATGCAATTGTTATCTATCGCTTAGTTAGAGCGCCAGAAAGATTAGTCTTTAACGTTGATGTTGGTAATATGCCACCGCCTAAAGCTGAAGCATATCTTAAAAAATTAATTCAACAATATTGGTCTAGAAAAACGTTTGATGTAGATCAAAATGATGTTGTTAAAAAGTTTAACCCTCAATCTATGCTTGATGCATTTTGGTTTGCCAAGAGACAAGGTTCAGAGGGGACTGACGTTAGACAATTAGCCGGTGGTCAAAATTTAGGCGAGTTATCTGACTTAATGTATTTTATTAAGAAACTCTATAGAGCTCTTAAAGTACCGACAGCGAGATTAGATCCACAGGATCAAGTTGAAGCTTCTGGAACATCAATATTGAGAGAAGAACTTAAGTTTGCTCGTTTTGTAATAAGACAACAGCAAAGGTTTGCAGCTGGTCTTAAAAAAGGATTTATTACCCACCTGACATTAATGGGTATTTTTGAAAAATTAGAACTCAATGAACAAAATTTAGAGATTGAGTTTAATGTACCTACTAATTTTTATGAGCTTAGAGAAAATCAAAGACTTGAACTTAAGTCTGGAAACTATACTAACTTAGCTGGTAATGAGTTTGTATCTGCAACATACGCGCAGAAAAAATATCTTGGGTGGAAAGATAAGGATATTCTAGCTAACAGGGAATTCTTAAGAAAAGATGCTGAACTGCAGTGGGAGTTAGCTCAAATTACTGCTGCAGGACCTGCATGGAAAGAACAAGCACTAGCAGGTGAATTAGCTGAAGGTGATGCAGCTGCTGTCGGTGGTGAAGGAGCTGGTGTAGGCGGTGGAGGTGGAGCTATACCAGAGTTTGGAGGAGGCCCGGCTGATACCGGTGAAGCCGATACAGAGGAAGTCGCAGAAACTGAAGTTGAAGTAGAAGAGCCGGCTGTAGTTTAACGAGCAGGATTACTACTAAAGAACTGAGCTCTATAGTAAATTGGACCTGTTGATGCTGCAAATGCAGATACCTCATTGACGTTTGTCAACCCTCTAAAAGTAAATTGATCATTATCTGCTAATACAAACCCTTGGGAACCTCTAGCTCCTTGTGGTGATCCAGAGGCAAATGGTCCAAAATTTTGATCCCAAATAGTTAAATTACCACCGGTTTTATTTACTATAATAACTTCAGAACAGGGTTGCCCAGCCCCCATACCACCGAGATCGGTACTTGAAAGACATGTTAGAGTAGTAGCAGCTAATCGCATGCTATATGATCTGCACTGATTTATATTAAAATATTCACTTCCAGTATTCTTCGTTGGTGTCGCCATATATTTATTTATGCCTGAATAAATAATTTTATGGCACTTGCATGCAATATTAAACCGCTTTCTGCATTTTTATCAACAAATTTAAATAGCAAAATTAAAACATACGATCAACTGGGTGATAGAATTAAGAGATCTCTAGGTTATCCTTTAATAAGTTTAGAGATTCATACCGATCAACTTAGACAAAACGTTCAGATAGCAGTTGAATACTTTACAAAATACGCTGGTTATACAAGAGAGTATTTAATATTCGATTCTGACATGTATGAAACTAATAAAGGTATTAGATTAGATTTTCTTTATACTTTAGCTAATACAGATTTAGATACAAAAGTAAAACAAGTAGCAGGTACGAATCCATTAGGACCGGGTCCAGAGTTTTATGGATCACAACCACCAAACTTATTAAGCGGTGCTAAAGGAGCCTTAAGCGGAACTCAGCTAGCAACCGGTACAGGTAACCCACAGACAAATCTACCTTCTGTATATGTAGCAATGTCGTCTTTGAGTGCAACAAACTTTGTTGGGCCACCTCACGGTGGGGGAATTAACTCACTATCATCATTGTTTGCTTCTGTAACAGCCGGGTCTACTGCAAATCCATCAGCTTTAGGTGCAGGTATAGAAGCATTTCAAGTGTTTGATACTTCACTTTACCGGGATATAACTTCATTTAAACCAGGTCTTAGTGCTTTCTTTAAAGCTTCACCTCCTCAAACTATAACATTTCAGGGTGAAGAGACTAACGCTCTTTACTATCAAAATGTATTTGATTACGATGTAATGGAATATAGAAAGGTAGTAGATGTTATTGACTTTGAAGAGGGATCAACAACCGGTATTAATACACTATTTACTTTAGAACAAACACTAGCACAACAAACATATTTTAGTTATGCAATGGGTAACTATGGCTTTGATTTAGTATCTTGGTATACACTAAAAGAATGGATAGACACAAGAGAAAAGTTATTAGCAATTCGAAGAGATATAAAATTCGATCCCAGGACACAATATATGCAGATGTATCCACAGCCAGGTGGAGATAGATTTTATGGAGTTCTTGGATGTTATCTCGAAAAACCTATAAGAGACGTTATTATGGAGCAATGGGTGTATGAATACGCTCTTGCGTTAAGTATGATAACTATAGGACGCGTTAGAGGTAAGTTTGGTAGCGTACAATTACTTGGTGGTGGTGCATTGAACTACGATATGCTTCAAGAGGGCCTAGATAAAAAATCTGAACTTGAAAATAAATTATTAGAAGGCGCATCACCTGGGTTTGGGGATACAGAACCACCAATGTTCTTTGTAGGATGAGAAAAAAGTGGCGACAAGGCATCTTTACTCCAACTAATTCTGAAAAATTTATTGGTTCAAAAGCAGTATATAGATCAGGATTAGAGTTAAAGTTCTTTAGATTTTGCGATACAAGTCCAAACGTCCTAAAATGGGGCAGTGAAAACGTTATTGTTCCTTATAAAAGTCCTCTAGACAATAGAGTACATAAGTATTATGTAGATAATTTTGTCTCTATAAAGGAAGGTAATGAGGTAATAAATTATCTTGTTGAAATAAAACCATCTAAACAGACAAAACCACCTCAAACAAAGTATAGAAAGAAGCAGCATTTGATATACGAACAAAAAATGTATATAACAAATCAAGCAAAGTGGAAAGCAGCTCGGGAATATTGTAAAAAATCTGGGTTTACCTTCATAATTATTACAGAAAAGGAGCTTTATCGTAAGGGGTGACTAAATAATAATATGGCATTAAAACTTAACTTGGTTGTTGAAAAACCTGATGTAAATGATGAGTTCGAATACATTGAAGAAGAAGTAGATAGAAACTCGCCTTCAAATTTATTTATAAAAGGCCCATATATGATGGCAGAGGGTGTCAATAGAAACAACCGGATGTATCCATTAAAAGAATTAGAAAGAGAAACTGCGCGTTATATGGAAGAAATGGTAACACCAGGCAGGGCAATGGGTGAGTTAAACCATCCAACTACAGCAGATGTTGACCTTGAAAGAGCCTGTCACATTGTAACAGAGCTAACTCAAGATGGAAATGTTTTTTATGGTAAATCAAAAGTTTTAACAACACCATGTGGTCAGATAGTTAGGGCTTTAATTAACGATGGTGTAAAAGTTGGTATGTCTTCTCGTGCTTTAGGTACACTTGAAGAAAGCAGCGATCATAGTACAGTAAAAAACATGAAACTAGTAGCTATTGACTGCGTAGCAGACCCGTCATATCCAAAAGCTTTTGTTAATGGTATCTTAGAATCAAAGCAATGGGTTGTTGTTGGTGATGATAAATACGAGGAAGTATATGAAAATTTCGAAAAATCACTAAAAAGATTACCTAAAAAGGATGTAGATACCTTTTTACGTGATAGAATTCTTAGCTTTATTAGATCAATTTAATAAATAATATTATGGGCAAAGAAAAATTAAAGATTATTAAGGTCATTGAGCATATTTCTAAGAAAAATTATGCCCAGGCACATAAATATTTAAAGAGCGTTGTCGAGGATAAAATTACAAAAAGAATCGACCGCGCAACAGAAAAACCACTCTTTTAAACATGAAGAAATCAGAAGCATTACCAGAACAGGCAGCAGGAGTTTTAACAGAAGACTCTGTTAAGGAAATAGAAACTGCTATCGAAGAAAAAATTCAATTATCAGTTGAAGCTGCTTTAACGAATCAAGATGAGCTTTATGCTGAAAAACTTGAAGAGTTAGTCGGTGCAATTGATAAAGACCATACAGACAAGCTTAAAAGAGTTGTTGAAGCTGTTGATCATAATAACGCTAATAAACTTATTACTGTTGTAAAGCGTTATGAGGGCGAACTTAATGGAAGAGCCAATAAGTTTAAATCTACTTTAGTTGAAAGTATATCAGATTATTTAGAAGAGTATATTGATGAAGCTATTCCAGCTCAAGCTATTGAAGAAGCAACTAAGAATAGAACATCTCGTGAAGTTCTTGCTAACTTAAGAAAGGTTCTTGCTGTTGATTCTTCCCTTATGTCTGAGTCAGTTAAAGAAGCTGTTGTAGATGGTAAATCACAAATTGATCATCTAGCGCAAAAAGTTGCAAAGCTTGAGAGAGAAAACGGACTTCTTAAAGAAGCTTATACCAAAACCAAAGCTGATTTATTGTTAGAGTCTAAAACTTCACACTTAACTGGTAAGAAGAAGGAGTATATGTTACGTATTCTATGTGATAAATCACCTAAGTTTATTGAAGAAAATTTCGAATACACTGAGAGACTTTTTGATAAAAAAGAAAAAGAAAGACTTAGTGTTATTAAAGAGGAGGCATTCGTACAGCGTAAGGTCAAAGCTGATGCCCCACAACCAAAACTTTCAGAGAAGAAAAAAGAGCCTGCTAACCCTTACTTACAAGAGTTAAAAAGAACTCACAAATAATTTCAACCCTGAACAATGAGGTGCTTGTCACCTGAGTAACTTGGGACTAGATCCCATGAGGTAAAATGAAAGGAAACGTCTAATGAATAAACCACAATCATTTATTGATAGAGATAGAGCAGATTCACTTCTTGAGAAGTGGGCACCTGTTCTTGAATACTCTTCCGATAGTGTGGCACCCATTGAGGACGATCATACCCGTTTAAATACTGCTATTCTTCTTGAGAACCAAGAAAAGTGGTGTATTGAAGAAGCTAATACTGCCGGTCACGGTGGTAGCTTCGGTAGCGGTGACTCCACCACGAACATCTTTAACCCGCCTGGTACAACCAACTCGGGTGATAATTATGCTCCTGGTGACGCTCGTCTTCCTAAAGTGCTCATTCCGATGATTCGTCGTACGTTCCCCGAGCTTATCACCAACGAAATCGTTGGTGTACAGCCTATGTCTGGTCCTGTTGGACTTGCATTTGCACTCCGTTACGCCTATCAGTCCGATACCCTTGGTAGCGGTATTGATGGAAAAGGTACCCTGACCGGTGGTCGCGGTAATGCTAGCGGATATATCCCTGATCGTGCTACTAGCACTGGTCCTGGATCACCACCTGGAACTCATCCGACCCTTAGTGGGACGAATGGGGCCTATGCTGGTGCTTCTAATGTAACTGCAGCTGGCCCGAATAATACTGAGCTTGGATACCAACTTCTTGATACCCGCTTTACTGGTTCGTCAGCATCTGCCCTTGTGGGAGATTCGACGGTCTGGAACTTCGCGGCTCAAGACCAAGGTGTTGCGCAAATCCTATCCGCTTTTGAGATTACTGGAAACATTCCTCAGGTTGAGGTTAAGTTTGAGAAGACCGCTGTTGAGGCCGGCACACGCCGCCTTGGCGCACGTTGGTCCGTCGAGCTTGAGCAAGACCTTAAGAACATGAACGGTATCGATATTGATGCTGAGATCACGAATGCTATGTCATACGAGATCCAAGCTGAGATCGACCGTGAGATGCTCATGAGAATGATTCAGGCCGCTCTTTCGCAGGGATTTGGAACCGGTTACTCAATCTGGTCCCCAGCTTCTGCTGACGGACGTTGGATGGTTGAGAGAAACCGCGACTTCTATCAGAGATTAATTATCGAGTCCAATCGTATTGCTGTACGTAACAGACGTGGATCTGCTAACTTTATAGTTGCAACTCCTCGTGTTTGCGCCATCCTTGAGATGCTCCCTGAATTCCAGTGGGTACCTGTACAAGGTGACGTCAACACTCAGCCTGTTGGTATTGCAAAGGTTGGTTCACTTGGTGGAAGATTCAACGTTTACCGTGATACTCGTACGGAGGTTCAAAACTCCAACGTTTACACTCAGCAAGCTCAGTACACCGTTAATGGAGCAGCTAATACTCAGACTATTGAGTATGCTCTTCTCGGTTACAAGGGTCCTGAGTTCTACGATACTGGTATCATTTATTGTCCTTACATTCCGGTCATGGTTCAGAGAACTATTGGTCCTAATGATTTCGCTCCTCGCGTCGGGTTACTTACTCGTTACGGGGTTGTTGATAACATCTTTGGGGCTTCTCTATACTACCATGTGGTATTATGTCAGGGGCTTGGTACAGCGTTTACTCCTGCTTCGCAGTCTGTGTATTTCTAATATACAGCTGAGAAAGCAACCCAATTTGAGCAGCGGAACGAAAGTTCCGCTGTTCTTTTTTTATACTTAGATAAATATAAGTAATGAGATTTTCAAAATTATCTGATATTATATTGGAACAGGCTGATGGTTATAAGCCTGTTAAACTACCGTATTCTTTTGATGCATTAGAGCCTCATATTGATGAAGAAACTATGAAATTGCATTATAATAAGCATTATAAAGGATATATTAAAAAGCTAAATGATGCTACTAGCGTTAGACCAGATCTAGAAACATTAGTAACTAAAGCCGCTAATAAAAAAGATGCTATTAAAAACAATGCTGGTGGGGCCTATAACCATCAATTGTTTTGGTTTATGATGACCCCAGATAGGCATCCTGTTAGAGGTTTAATAAAAGAAGAGCTAGAGAAAAGCTTTAAATCAATAGATAACTTCTATGAAGAGTTTACTAAACAAGCTAAATCGCATTTTGGATCTGGATGGGTATGGTTAGTTAAAAAGGGTAATAGACTTAAAATTGTTCAAACCGATAATCAAGATAATCCTCTTATGTATGACCTAGGGACTCCTATTCTGGGTATAGATGTATGGGAGCATGCTTATTATAAGAAGTATGGTCCTGATAGAGAGAGATATATAAAGAACTTTCTTAAAATAATAAATTGGGATTATGTTAATTTTTTATCGAATAAATAGCTAGGAGAATATAAATATTAATATGGCTTTTACAGTATCAAAATTCGAGTTACCATTTCAGGATTTTAAAAATATTATCTTTATTAATCGTGAATTCTTCAAAGATCCACCATTACCATTAAAACAAAACAGAAGTTCTTTTAGTGGTGGAGAAGGTGGTTTTCTCTCAGGAGGAAAATTTGAAATAGGTCTAAATAGCACGAAACATGAATTTGCAATTGGAGCTATGCACCCTGTATTCCCATTAACTGATACTGGTTACCCTGCTACAACATCTGTAAGAGATGGATCTGGCTTTGGTGTATTTCAAGATGCAGGTGAAAGTATTACTTTATCAGCAGTAGGTCTTGGGTTTACTATTGATGATACAACACTAGGTGCTGCTAATGAAAATTTTTCACATGCAACGCGTAAAGTATACCTTAGTTCTGGTCCAAGATCTAATGTAGGTACACATCGTCAGCAACAGACTAGCTTACTAACCCATATTTCAGCTTCATTTAACCTAGGTGTTATATACGAAGATGGAAGTATGAATACTTACCATGTACCAGCTCTTACAGCTACTTCACATGATAGAGGAGGAGCTACTGCTAATCCATTATCAGCTGTTAAAATTAGAGCATTTGATGTAGGTTCAGATCCTGAAACTAGAAGACTAGTAGCGTTAGGTTATCGTTAATCTACTGCTTAGGAGTTTTTACGTGAGGTACTGTAACATCATGCAGTACCCAGTTTCTAAGAGATTCTTCTGAATATCTTTCAGGATTAATATCTATACCTCCTCTACGAGCGTATAGACATCTGACAGCTAACTTATCAGGCTCTACTAAATCGTATAGTCTCTTATAGATAGTTTCGCAGATCTCTTCATGAAAATGACATTCATCTCTAAACGAAACAATATACTTAAGTAACGAAATAGGATCAACAGTCTTATCGCCTTCCATTTCAATATAAACATCACCCCAATCAGGCTGAGAAGTAACCCGGCAATTAGACTTAAGTAGAGCACTATGATACTGAACCTTATCAACAGGGCTATCGATAACTTCTAGAAGCTTAGGCGTCTCTTGATATACAGTAAAATCGAGATCTTCAACAGGATAATCATCCTCCAAAGTAATATAATCATTACCTTCAGCTTTATCATGACCCCAATCTTCAGCTGCTGTAATTTTATTATTTAAAACTTCGCGATTAGAAGCAATACGAACTTCAACATTTTTACCAAGTAGCTTAGTTAGATCTCTTTGAGCTTTAATTTGAATATTGCTTAAAACCTCTTCATCATCTTCACCCAATCTAGTCATATTAAAAGAGTTAAAATAAAGTTTAATAGACTTAGATTCTACAATGTACTCAGAATCACATGGGTAATAAATCTTACCAATACCTACAACAGGTAATCCGTTATCTGTAAGACCTGATACTTCATACGCATTCCAAGTATCACCACCTCTAAAAGGTAGATTACCCTCTTCAATATCTAAATGAATTCTATTCGAACTTCTAGGCTCACGCACTAAAAGAGCGGGATCATAAGTCGACTTATATTTAGAAGTTTGACCTAAATGCTTACTAATATTTTTATTATCTAACTGTTTTAACGCCATACTATATTTTAATATCTACATTATAAGATTCAAGAGTATCTTTAATAGTTTCTAATCTTTCTTTAACCGTACCTTCCAAATATACTACACGAGGCCCATCTTCAATGATACTATACTGTAAATACATATCAAAGAGACCTATAATATCTTCTCTAAAATATTTATCAACACTTCTTTCACCATCATCTACCAGCTCAACATCTTTAGGACTAGTATAAAAAATAACATCATACTCATTTCTAAGCTTTTTATAAATAAGATCACAAGCCTCGTAAGTAGTTCTACTTATCTTTTTCTTATCTAAAAGATAATGACTATAAACTATGCCGTCTAAAGCACATCTATCTAGTATTTTATTGACATTTCTTATTAAATTATCTGTCCTACCTTTATAGATATTACGAATATGCTCAGTCATAATTAACATCTGAGTCATATCATCACCACCTTCATTAATAGGTACTTCATATTCTCGTCTAATTAATCTAGTTACTTCAGGAATAAATTCAAAAGAAACTTTACCTAAATTAGACGTCTTTAAATGCTCGAGTAAAGTAGTTTTACCCGTACTTTGAGCTCCAGTAAATGAAAAGATCATACTGTATTATATAAACGTTCCTTTAGAAAACTATACCAAGCTTTCAATGACGTCTTCCTCAACGCGTTATAAGTATCATCCAACGTCAAAATACTCTCAGTTGATACTTCAGAAACAGTCTCTACACCGCCTGCATCTACTTCCTCTACTACTTTATGAACTACACTACCCATTTTGTTATATCGATGAAGATCATCCCAGGTTCTCTGTTGCGGGTCCTTACCTTTAAGTTCGGGGTATTTAGTGATAAGACCAGGATGACCGTTATAAATATCATACTTAGAACATTTATCCGGTGGTACTATTCTCAACCAGCCATTCAGAGTTATAATAGTAGGTTCTAAATCATCTACTACTTCATCCAATATATCTAAAGTTTTACTATCTTTACCAAAAGTAGTAAGCCACTTATATTCAACCCCTTTTAGTATATTTTGAATATTATTAGGGTGATTATTTGAAATAATTAAATCAGGTTTTCTCTGTATCTGTTCTGATATATCTATAATCTCTTGACCAGTTTGAGAGAATAATGCTATCCATTTAGTATATTTTTTCATATTATCTATTCTTAAATAACGCCATCTATCCAAACCCTATCAGCTAATTTATATTGTAATCGATTAGCTTCAGCTTCTCCAGTACCAGACCATTTCTTTTTTTCATATTGCTTCACATGGACTAGTTCATGTATTAAAGTAGCAATAAATTCTCGTAGAGCTTGATCCTTAGCTACCCATATACAATATTCACCACGCTTTTTACCCTCTTCAGTAGCTCCCCAACAATCTATAGACTCGTAAGCAACTAGTTTAAGCTTTACAGTACATTCCAACTTATATTTTTTTAAAAACCATTCTATTACTTTACGAGCATAAGTACGTAAAGAAGATTCCAAAAATTTCATATATATATTAATTATATCAGAGTTCCTATAGGTATTTTAAAGCGAGGAAGTTTATAGTTAAATGAAGTGTATTATCAGTAATTATTAATAACCAAATAGCCAAGAAGTCGGGTGTTTTTTTACAGTAGCCAAATTGAGAAATATTATCTCGTTTCAACCAATGCTTCTTAGGAGCTAAATAATTTTTTACTACAGCAACATGACGCGCTAAAGCATAACGATCTATAAAAAAATGCGTTACGAATATAACTAACCATGCTGCTAAAGAGGGTCCAAGAATAAGAAAGGGTAGAGAATATGTCAAAGCATGTACTCCAGCCGCTAAACTACTCTTAGATTTATTATTCGCCATCCAGCCGGATTGGAGGAGATAATCTCCTACCAAATGTAATATTAACTGAGCCATGACGTTACTTACTATATTATATAGACAAATAATGCATTTAGCAACTAAATATATTTGATGGATGGGTTTTTTACTATTATAGAGAAAGTTGGCTTTCCTATTGCCGGCGCTGTAGCATGTGGATTTTTTATTTTTATAATATTAAAATTTATACTTAGCGAACTTACCGGTTCTATTAAAGGGCTTTGTAGTTTAATTAAAGGTATAGTAAATAGGATAGATACTATGAATAATGATATAGTTAAGATAGATACTCTTATATCATGCGCGTTTGGTAAAAAACCTAATATAGATAGATTAGCAGCGAGTGATGGGAAGGAGGATGCGAGAAAAGACTAATGGAAAATTTAATTGAAGGTATAAGTAAGTACGGGTTTCCTATAATGGCAGCTTGTGGATTGGGTTATTTTGTTTTTTATATTTGGAATTGGGTAACGAAAGAAATAAAGCCTGTAATAGATGACGCTATGTCATGTGTTATTAATTTAATTGATAAGGTAAGAATGTTAGATAATGATATGATTAGATTAATGACTAAGATAAATTTAATTTTAGAAGAAAATAAACACAAAGAAAACGAAAAAATTAGTATAGTAGTTGAAAAAAAAGTAATGAAAAATCCAAAGAAGGGAGTAAATAAAAACGTATGAAGCTAATTTTTTTAGTATTAATACTGTTATCTACACAAGTTTTAGGTGACGGTTTAGTTTTTAAATTTAAATCACCAACCTTTAGCGGTATAGGCTATAGCGCGCATCAAATTAATCTTAATAATATGCGCTATAATAGAAAGAAGTCTATTAGAGATGAATTAAGATCTCTTGAATTACAGCTAGGTCTTTTAGAACAAAGACAGCCCATTAATGCCTTTCTCTCGAATCTCCAAACAAGAATATATTCTGAACTTTCTAAACAAGTTACTGAGCAGTTGTTTGCTGAAGCTGGAGCAGACGCAGGCCAGTTTACGTTAGATGGTAATACAGTTACATGGGGTAAGATTGGTGATACTATTACTTTATCAGTATACAGTACTGATGGGGAAGTTACAACCATTACTATTCCAATTGGTACACTATCATTGCCTGATACTGGATTAGGAGAGGATGCTGATAATGCTGAAGGTGAGTAAAATTTTAACTATACTTTCTTTAATAAGTATATGTTCAAGCTGTAATACTATTACTCATAATAGTAAGACTAAACCTGACTTTACTTCTCCAAAAATTAACACTACTCCTCTTATAGAGGAGTTAAAAAGTCTGCCTAAGCTTGATGGTCCGGAAATTTATATAGGGGTAGGTAAGTTTAGAGATTTAACGGGTAAGAGATCAACTTCAGATAATTACGCGACTTTCTCATCAGCTGTTACTCAAGGTGCAGAAGCTTATTTAATGGAGTCGTTAATGGCCACTGGTTGGTTTAAAGTTTTAGAAAGAGCTGAACAAGAAAGTGTTTTAAGGGAAAGATCTTTAGTAAATCAAACTAGACAATCTTTTGATCAAGAGCCAGTAGCTCTACCACCACAAAAATATGCAGGTGTTTTAGCTTTTGGTGGTATATTAGATTACGATGTTAACAACATTACTGGAGGCGCGGGAGCTGCATATTTAGGTATAGGATTAACAGATGAATATAGGCAAGATACAGTAACTATTGCTTTGAGAATAGTAAGTACTATGACAGGTGAAGTACTATTAGCTACCACTTCTTCTAAGACTATTATATCAACCAAAATATCAGGAACGTTATTTAAATTCTTTGATATGGATACTTTACCAGCTGAAGCAGAAATAGGCTATGCAAAGAATGAATTAGTTTCTACTTGTGTTAGAGCTGCATTAGATAAAGCCGTTATTGATATTATTCACAAAGGTAAGGAAGAGGAATATTGGAAGTTTAAAGAGAGTAAATAGTAAGCTATTTGAATAAATACTTACATGAAGAAAACTATTTTTGCACTTATGTTATCGTCATTACTAGCTACTGCTAATAATGAAATTTATTTAGATCAATCAGGTAATACCGGTACATTTGATATTATACAGTTTGGTGCTTCTAACCAAATTGGTGATACTGATAAGAGATCGAGATTACAAGGTGAGAATAAAGACTATGATTTAGTATTTGTTGGTGATGAAAACATCTTAGATCTCAATAATGTGGGTAACGGAGAGCTTTTTGACTTCTTAATAACTGGAACAGGAAACGATATAGAGACTGTAATAGAGGGAAATGAAAATACGTTTTTACTTGATATTGCTGGAAACAATAACGTAATAAATGTTGCGGCTGATGATGATATAGTTACTCCTGCTTTTACAAATAGTTCAACACTAGATTTAACTATCGAAGGTAACAGTAACAATATGCTCTTTCAAATATATGATAGTGATAATGTAAACAATGATTATACTATCCTAGGAAACGAAAATGTAGTTAATTCATATCAGGAAGGCCAAACTGGTGGTATTGGTAATAATCAATTAGTTGATATATTTGGTAGTAACAACAGACTAGATATAGTTCAATTAGGCGGTGATCCTAACAACATAGATCTCTCAGTTTCTGGAAGTGATAATAACTATACTATACTACAATCTGATGGAACAGCTCCGACATATCTCGGCGAAACTAACTTGCTTAACGTGGAAGTTACAAATGGTCATGGCGTCAATGGCCCTTCTAATGGCGGCCAGTAGCCGTAGTTTTGCAATAGGCGAAGTTGAAAAACAAACTCAACGAGCTCAAATAACTAGAGAACAAGATAAAATTTTAACTGAGTTAAAGACTCCAGTTAAAATGAATGATGATCTTGAGACGTTAAATGGTACTATAAAAGTAGTATTCGTAGATAATACTAAGGTAGCTCTATCTGAATATTCCAAGTTAAAAATTGATGAGTTTGTTTACGATGATAAATCTAAAACAGGAAAACTATCAATAAAAGGTAAATTAGGATCATTAAGATATTCATCTGGGTTAATAGCTAAAAATAGTAGAAAGAATGTAAAGATATCATCCCCAACTGCTTCTGTATCAGTTAGAGGAACTGATTTTACTATGACAGTAGACGCTGCTGGGAGATCAACGTTTAAGCTATTACCGTCAATAGATGCTAACGGTAATATGTACGTTGGTTCTATTGAAGTTAGTAATGCTGGTGGTACGGTTTTATTAAATCAAGCTTATCAAGTTACTAGGGTTGATAATAATATAAACCCACCTAGTAAGCCTGTTAAAGGGGCAAGAGTAACTAGTATATCGCAAGAAGAGCAGCGAGATAGGAATAATGAAAATGAACAGAGAATAGCTGATAATGAAAACGTCCAAGAAAAAACAAAGAGGACTATACCTTCTACATTTAATTTATTACAAGACGGGCGGGTAAGTTTAGAGAGAAGAAGCGATCAAGGCTCTGTATTATCACTTAGATTAGAAAAAGACACTAATGCGACTATAAACCATAATCAAGGAGGAGGTTTAGGAGTTTATAAACTAAATGGAGGTAATAGTGTGATCTTTAATATTGAACAATGAAAATCTTAAATTTTAAAAATTATATAATATGCCTACTCTTTACTATATTTCTTCTTATTATAAGAACATATGATCCGTTTTTTGTAGAGACGGCAAGATTAAAATCATTTGACTTTTATCAGCGTGGGCAAGAAAAGGTAGATTCTGATAGTGTTTGTATAATAGAAATAGATGAAGCTAGTTTAGATAAAAATGGTCAATGGCCATGGCCTAGAAATATTATTGCTGATAGTGTAGTAAAAGCTTATGAAAGCGGCGCAGCGTTAGTGGTACTGCCTATACTTTATGCTGAAGAAGATAGATTAAAACAAGATGACTATCTAATAGATATTATGCAGCAAGTACCAGTTGTACTTGGTCAATCAGCTAGTACAAAAGGTAAAGGCACTCCTGTACCTCGAGGTATATCAGTTATTGGATCCGATATAGATAACTACTTATTTGATTACCCTGAAGCTATAGGACCTGTTAAAAAATTAGGTGAGTCTGCAGCAGGTGTGGGTATGTTAGCTACAGCTCCAGAGCTAGATGGAGTAGTTAGAAGAATGCCGCTAGTAATACAAATAAAGGGTAAATATTATCCAACTTTAGCTTTAGAGGTACTTAGATTATTTGGCGGTGAAGATTCTTATCAAGTAAAAGCTGATGAAGCAGGAATACTAGCTTTAAGAGTTTACGGGATGGAACCAATAAAAACGGATTTTAATTCTAGGGTATGGTTAAATTACAAGTATAATATACCCACCATTTCATTTATAGATGAAGACTGGAGTAAAGTTCAGGACAAGATAGTTTTTATATCTCCAGCAGCTGAAGGTCTTACTAATACAGTGCCTACAGCTCTAGGAACAAAATATAGTCAGTTTGTACATGCTACTACTCTTCAAATGATGATAGATGAGTCTAGGTTAGAAAGACAAGATGAATTTATTATACATGAGTTAATGGTAGCAGCTGCAGTAAGTGCATTAATAATAATAACTGCATTATGGCTACCTTACATATGGAGTTTATGTACTATTTTAGTTAGTATATTTCTCTTACCATATATAGGTAATAAACTGTTTGAATCTAATCTATTGTACGATTTTACTTGGCCTATTTTTACAATATTTGTAACTTGGTCGTTTGCAACATTTGTTAGATTTGTTCAAGAAAATAAATCTAAGAGACAAATTAAAGGTCAATTCGAGCATTATCTAGCACCTTCAATAGTAAAACTACTACAAAAAGATCCTTCAAAACTTCAACTAGGTGGAGATACTAAAGAGTTATCTATATTGTTTAGTGACTTAAGAGACTTTACATCTATAAGCGAGAAGTTTAAATCAAATCCACAGGGTTTAACTAAGCTAATAAACGAATATCTAACACCCATGACTGGTAGTGTAATAAAGTATCAAGGCACTGTTGATAAATTTATAGGTGATGCTTTAATGGCGTTTTGGAATGCACCATTAGATGATAAAGAGCATAGAATTAATAGTATAAGATGCGCGTTGGATATGTTTGATTTATTAACGAAAGTTAATAAAGATTTAGATGATAATTCTATGACTTTAAGAATGGGTATAGGCATTAACTCTGGTGATGTAGTAGTTGGTAATATGGGATCAACTCAAAGATTTGATTATACATGCTTAGGAGATGCAGTTAATTTAGCAGCTAGATTAGAAGGTCAGACCAAAAATTATAAGGTAGGTATTCTGTTAGGGGAAAAAACTATTGAGGGTATAGAAGAATACTTTAATTTTGTAGAGCTAGATACTATAGCAGTAAAAGGTAAAGAAGAAGGTATTAAAATATATACCTTATTAAGTGATACAGGATTAGCTAGTCATGGTGGAGATACTAAAGATCATGAAATGTTCTTACATTATTATAAATCTAGAATATGGGATGAAGCTATAAAGATGGGAACTAAAAACAAAAATAAATACCCTGAACTATCTGAATATTATACTATGATGATGTTTAGAATAGATTATCTTAAAGAGGATGATCCAGGTGAAGGTTGGGATGCAATTTATAGACTTACTACTAAGTAACTAACTTTAAAAAAAGATAAGGTAAAAGAAGCAAAATACTGGTTGTCATTAACCATGTAATTATTAATTTTACAGCTCGCTTTTTCTTACTACCCTCGAGTGGATAAAAATCACTATCTACTGTGAATATTTCAACGTCCCTTTTGGGCATACGTTTATTTATTCATTTGTTATAATCTTTTTAAATTCAGACGTATTATATAAGATATCTTCTAACTCATCTTCACTCACTTCATGATCGATTAGATCAGCTAGTAACGTAGACGGTTTAGTTTTAAGTCCGAAACCAGCCATATACCGTTTACCTTTTAACGCTGCTACTACAGGATTAGAGGTATCACAAGATCTGATACCAGGTATATTTTCACGTTTATAGTATCCAAATTCTCTAGCTAATGAACAACCAAGTAAATGATGCGGTTTATTATAGTTCCAAATACCGTCATTAATAAGTCTTTTAATAAGATAAGGTCGACCATTACAAAAACGTTCTAGCTTAGAACTACCTAATGCTACAGTATTATACCAACTATAATCAAAAGAAATAGCAATATAATCAGCATGCTCACTCATATAGTTATAACAATCTACTATCTCTGCATAAGTCTTACCCTGTACTACACCAATACGATATCCAGGTAAATCAGGATAGTTTAAAGTAAACTTATGATATGAGCTCATAGTAGCATAGCTATCTTCTAAAACATCAGGTACAATAAAAAAAGTAGGTTTTAAATCATCAATATACTTAGCATACGCTTTCGGATTGAACGACACACCTAACTCAAATATTGAATTATCTAATAATACCTCTCTACCTTCAGCTAATGAACACTTAAAAAAATTATAATAACGAGGATTAGTATCAAATAGATGAACTAACGCATAATCATAATCATTATAAGTTTTAGACTTATACAATATATCGATAGGAGATTCATGACTTACTAGCATAACTTTATTATAAGTGTTATAATCGATAATCAAGGATAAATATATACAATGTTTGTAAGAGGTTCCAACGACGCTACTGAATATAAAAGAAACGATACTAACTTTTATAAAGGTATTGTAGTAAAAAATTGGGATCCTCAAAAATTATATAGGGTAAAAGTTTATATTCCAGAGCTTTCAAACCAGCCTTTAGAAGATTGGCTAAAGGAATATAAATCTTTTAACATGAGATTTCCTGGAACAAATAATGAGAATGATGTATGGAAGGACGCTAAAATTTTTGAAGAAATATCAAAATTTTTACCTTACGCCGAGCCTTGCTTTCCTATACTTGGAGAGTCAGGAATCGCAAGATATCAATCTCCAGAGGAGATAGCTGTATTATCAGATACAAATTATGAAAGTGAATTTGAAACTAATAATACAGAACCACCTAATTCTTCTGATGGTAGCTTTGGACCTTCTTATCTTTATGAAACTTTAAATAATAGTGTTCAAGATGCATTTGCTAATCCTTTAAATAATTTTTCTGGCAGCAATAATCCATATAGCTTACAATATAGACCTAGTAAGCACTCAAATAAGGCTAAAGGTGTTTTTGGAGTACCTGCTGTAGGTTCTCAAGTTTGGATATTTCATTACCGTGGAGATATTAATTTCCCGGTATATATAGGTAGTAGAGTTGACTTTAGACAGACCGTATTAATGACTGACTCAGATAACGAAGATCAGCAAACTTTTGATTACCCAGGAATATTTGAAAATTTAATGAAACAAGGAGATGAGTAAAAGTAAAGAAGAAGAACATAATGAATATAGAAATAAGTCTATAATTAATCAGAGAGGTGCTTCTATTGATATTAATAACTCTACGGATAGGGAAGAGATAAAAATATCACAATATAGTGGTTCGAACGTTACTTTAAATAATTTAGTTAATAGTGAATTAGCTACTAATAATAAACAGGTTACAACTATAAATGATCATTTTGAATCTACCGGTAAAACTAAAAGTACATATACCGGTAAAGATCAAATTGAAAGAGTAGTTGAAAATACATACTCGTTAAAAGGTTTTAAAGATCAAAACGAATTAGATCAAATAAATTTATGGAAGAGTACGTATGAACAAGTAGCTAAAGCTAATTCAAAGTTTCAAATACAACGTGGAGGTACTTCATTACCTAATGGCGATTCTACTCCTAAAGAAGGTAGTAGAGGTGATAACTCATCATTAAATCAAGATATTGCTGTACCAGATTATGTGTTTGAGAAATATGGTCCTATTCCTATAAGAACCTCTTCTGTTGATGAAGTGGTTGATTATACTCCTGTTTCACCTTTAAAGGGTACAACTCCACAGTCAAAATCTCCTGATCCTTTAGAAGATATACCTAAAGGTAATGTAGTATATGAAGAAGGGTTTGAAAAAAATGCTGCTACAGAAAACGGTGAATGGTCTTTAACACCTGAGCACGAAGAGTTACCCGAGACTATTAAAAAGCTTCAAGATGAACTAAATGTTATTGAACAAAAAACTGGTAATGGTGGTGATGTTGTTGACTTTACTAAAAGAAATAAAACACAGACTATAGGTGCAGCATTTAATGATTATCCCTCAGTAAGAATCGATCCCAAAGGTAGATCACAGCCTCAGGAAGTAGTAGTAGGTAAAAATTTAACATTTGTTAATATAGGTGCAGCTCCCCATGTTGAAGAAGTTGATAACAATATGAATTTTCCAGCTGGAAATTATACTCTTTCTGTAGGTAATAAGTATAATGTTTTAGTAGGTTCTGGAGGGGTACAAATGAAAAGTACCGGTGCAATAGAAATAGCTGGTACTACTAATAAAATTATAGGGGAAAAGGTTAATATAACAGGAAGAGCAGGAGTATCTATCTCAAGTAATTCAAATGTTGAAATAGCCGGTGTAGGAAATGATGGTCATCCTGGTGTTCAGATTAGGTCGAATAAGCAGGTCTTTATAGAGCCTGGTTTAGGGGTAAAGAATAATATAACCGCAGCTGGCGGTATTTACGCTGAAGGGGAATTATTTGTTCATCATATCACTAGCCCTATTGAGATACAAGAAACAGAAGATACTTTACTCTATGGTAAATTTAATACCGATCTACCTAGAAGGCTGCTTATAGCCGAAACCGAAATAGGTGGTAGTTATTTTCCCGTGTATGCTTTACCGGGTGATGATTATATTATTAACTACCCTCACTCTCATCACTTTAATAATATACCACTAAGATTAATGAATTCTAATACCGATGTAAGGGAGATCGCAGCTAGTGAAGGTATTAATACTAACGGCTATTCCTCTCAAGCCTTAGAAGTTAGAAATGAGCGTAAAAGACCTAAAAGCGCTACTTAATAAAATCAACTAAGCCTAACTCTAAACATGTATCTGAATCAAACCAGAGATCATGTTTTAAAATTTCATTAAGCTTCTTCATAGGTACTTTAGTATACTCTTTATAGATAGCTTTTATAGTATCCATTAAATGGGTATTATTTACCATATCATCTTCAAGTTCACTATATTTACCATACGTACCAGATGTTAATTGATGGATAAGCATTTTAGAATATTTACCTATATATCTCTTATCACATACTACTGAAATTATGGTAGCTGCAGACGCAGCTGCTCCTTCAACATATGAATGAACTTCACACTCTAAATTTCTTATACAATCAACAGTTGCTAAGCCTGCAAATAAAGAACCCCCATAAGAATTTATACGTAAATTAATATGAGGCTTTACATCTAAAAAATTTTGTGTTATCGCTAGCTTTTTATCCAAATCATGAAGTAATGAATTTAACTCTAATGCGTTAGATTCTAAAATATCTCCGTAAAAATATATGTTATTTTCACTTACTCTAGTCACATTACCACCTGTTTGATTTGCGCTTACGATATACTGTACCGGGTCTCTTCTTTCACTCTCTTCTTCTGAAGAGTTATTATATTTCCATTTCATATTTAAAAGTCATGGGATACTAAATATCCCGAAATTATTTTTCTTTGTCTATCTATTATTTTTCTCTCTCTTTCTGTTAATATTTTTTTATCTCTTTTAATATACTGTATAGATAACAATCCCATAGTTCTATCTGTTAAGGTTTTAAGAACTCCGTAGGCAATACTATTCACACCATATTGCTCTAAATCATGAATAAAAGGACAGTCATCATCCTTACATTGCATTACAAAACTCTTTTTATGTATTGTTTTCTTAATTATATTACATAGAGCAGTTACTCTTACATTTTGAAACTTTCTAAATATAGATGAAATTCCTTTACCACATACCTCATAAGTTATCGATAATTTATGCTGTGAATTTCCTGAATAATATTTACCTCCGTTATGAAACTCTTGTATTAATACTCTATCTGCATTTAGTTCTTTTTTAATGTAGTTTAACGCTGCTATAACGTTGTCATCAATTATGTTTTGATTTTTTATAGGGTCGTGTCGTTTTTTACCATTTAAATGGGATCTAACTAATATGATAGTCAACCCTACTAATCCAGCAATACCAGTATTGATAACAGTCCATATATTGTCCATATGTAATATTTATGTTATCCTTCACACGATGCACATGTTAATATAGATCTAGCTAGCTCTTGAGCTGGATTAGCTGATCTTTGATAGTATAAGGACTTAATTCCTTGTTGCCAGGCAAAAGTTAATAATTCATTAACTTCTTTAGGCTTCGTATTAGGAGGTATCATTAAGTTTAAAGACTGACCTTGATCGATAAACTTTTGTCTAGAAGCTGCCTGTATAATAATTTCTTTCTGAGAGATTTCACCAAACGTTTTAAATATATCCTTTTCATGCTCAGTTAAAAAATCGAGGTGTTGAACGCTACCACCCTTAACTAATATACTCTTCCAAGTTTCTCTATCGTTTTTATCTTTCTCCTTTAACAATTTAACTAACTCTGGATTTTTATAAGTAAATTTACCTTTAGCTAAATCTTTAGTGAAGTAGTTACTGTTTAAAGGCTCGGTACTTGGACTTACTTGCCCTAATATAAAGCTAGAAGAAGTTGTGGGAGCAATTGCTACTAATGTAGAATTTCGTTTATTATAACCTTTTAATAGTTCTGGTTCACCAAAGCGACTAGCTAACTGTGTTGAAGCTAAATTTGTTTTTTCTTCTATAGTTTGAAATATACCTGTATTTAAAAGCTTAGCTTCCATAGATTCAAAAGGTATACGCTTCTGTTGAAGAAATGTATGCCAGCCTAAAACACCAACTCCTAAAGCTCGCTGAGACATAGCAAACTTCCTAGGAGCCTCCATGTGAGGTGCCCCGTCCGTTTTTTCTATAAACTCCTCCATTACAGCATCTAAAAAATAGACTAGGGTCTCTATAGCATCTGTATCTTTAAGTTCATCCCATCGAGTTAAATTTAATGACGATAGGTCACAAACAAATGATTCATCATCGCTCGTTGAAAGAAAAATCTCAGTACAAAGATTACTAGCATATATTTTTTTACCTTTATCTTTATATACTTGCGGAGCATTATTATTTGCTGTATCTGTAAAAAAGATATAAGGGTAACCAGACTCATAACGTTTCTTAATTATTTTACCCCATATACCTCTCTTTTCTTTATCTCCCGATAGCATGGATTCCATCCATTTATCTGTTATGCATACCCCAATAGAAAGATCCTGAATAGCATCACCTTCAGATCTGATACGTAAAAATTCCTCAATGTCTGGATGATCAACTGGTAGATAAGCAGCAAATGAACCACGCCTCACATTGCTTTGACTAATATAGTTAGTTAAAGATTCAAATAAAGTTAATTGAGGATGTACCCCGGTAGCTGTACCACCGGAAGATATTGGAGCTCCTCTACCTCTTATATCACCAAAATATCCTGAAGTACCACCTCCTACCTTTGACATAGTACCTACCTCCGATACTTTGCATAGTATTTGCTCCATATCGTCCGGTATATAAGAGCCAAAACAAGATATGGGCAAGCCGCGATCTCTTCCAAAGTTCGACCAAATGGGAGAAGATAAAGAATAAAACCCCCTATGCAAATAATCTAAGAACTTAACTTTAAAATCAGGGATCTTTAAATAATTTTCAGCAGCATGAGCTATATCTTCCATTCTTTGTTCAGGTGTTTCACCCTCTAAAAGATAACCTCTCGCTAAAAACTTTCTCGAATCTCTGTTTAACCAATAAATTTCACTCATGCTTTATCATTATATATAGTAGTTTTACATTATTGTATACTAAAAAAGATCAGCTTCGCTAAAAGACTGATTCTTTTTAGAGTATTCAACGGGTCTAGTATGAAAGAAGTCGGTCATATTATTGCCGAGCAACTCCTCGTCAAACCACATTGTACTATCTAAGAGTGAATTATCAATATCGAATACAGGTTTAAACTTAATTTGTTTCAGAGATTCATTAATTCTATTTTTAATAAATTCTTTTACTACAGGCGCGGAAAGCCCAGGTTCTTGAATCCCATTAATCATCCAATCAACTATTCTACTTTCAGCTTTATATGCTTCTTCTGCTTCGTGAGCTATACGAGCTTCTAGCTCTTCGTCAAATAAGTCAGGCATTTCCTCTCTTATAGTATTAATAATCTTTATACCTACAAGAGCATGAATATTCTCTTCATTACGAGTATATTTTACCTGTTGATCAGTATCTTTAAGTACATTTTTAAACCGCGCAAACCAATTTATAACATAAAACTGGCTGAACAGAGATACATTCTCTACAAAAAGAGTAAACAAACATAAAGCATATAGATATTGCTTTTTACTATCTTTGTAAAATTTATGAGTATACTTTCTTAAATAACTTACACGACCTTGAATCCATTCTAATTTAAGATTTTCTTCAAAAATATCTTCTAAATCTAAGAGACTTAGAAGTCTTTCATAAGCATTATTATGAATAACTTCAGTATTAGCCATAACGTAACCTAAGTCTTGCAAAGAAGGATGCGGTAAATTTTCACCAAGCTTAGCCCAAAAAGTCTTAACAGCAACCTCTATCTGACCTATAGCAGATAATGTACGTACGATAATTTCTCTCTCTTGCTCTGTTAACTCAGTTTTAAATTGTTGTATATCTGATTTAAAGCTAAATTCTTTATCAGTCCAAAATCCGTTATGCATAGACTCAACAAATTGCTCAGTCCAGGGGTATAGGTTAGGCTTTCTAGATAGTTGTTCCGTAAAAATATTCATATGGGGTCTTTCTATTTAATTATAGAGGCATTGTTGAAGCTAAGCCACCACCAGGAAGAGTAAAGGTTTTTGCAAATCTTTTACCGCCATGTTCTACAGTAACAGCTACTGTATGACCCGAAACGTATGGAGGAGAGACAATATTACCTCCTACTGCTATTACTCTATATAATGATCCTGTGGTTCCATCAAACACCTTAACGGTGGTATTTGATCCTTGCTGTACGGTAAAAATTCTCTTATTCATATTCTCTTATAGTATTTATGAACTCCGATACCTCTAAATCCGATTTATGTGTAGCAAAATTTAAAGTTTTAGAAATCTTTTTATTATGTGAACTATTTTGTACTTTATGATAGTCTATAAGGTCTTTAATATCTTGAGAATCCTCTCCAGGTAAGTCCTCATCTGTTACATTTAAAATATTTCTAATCTCTTGAATAGAGTAACCTTTATAAAGATAGTTCTTAGCTTTCCTAGTAATAAAATATTTTTTAAGAGTATCGACATCAGTATACTCTTCTACTTTCTTTTTATAATAATCTTTACCAAAGGTATAACTATTACCGGTAATAATACACTTAACTTTTCTTTCCGCCATGATAATATTATATATTATTCCCAAGGAAAATCTATCCAAGTATTGTCAGGTACTAAGATTCCGTAATGATCAACTTTACTCTTCGCACGCTTTTCAGCAAATAGTGTAGCGTAACGCACAATCCAAGAATCTTGCCCTCTATCATTAATTTGATTTTTTACAAATTCTAAAGTATCACCTGTATCGACTTTATCATCAACTACTAATATTCTAGCATCAGCTGGTAAATCTTCTAAACATATATCTTGAGTTATTTTTATATTGTTTTTCTTTGTAGTACCATCATAGGAGCTAATACCAAACGTAAGCAATTCAGCATCAAGAGCATAGCTCATAATTTTTGCAGGTAAAAGACCGCCTCTAGAAATACCAATTACATGAGTGAATTTTTTATTGTTAATTTTAAATCTTAATGATAGAGATTTAGCTAAAAAACCAATCACATCATATTCTACTTTTTGCCTATCCATATCACTTATTATAGGACTTTTTAACGAATATCAAATAAATATATATAATGAAGAACGAGTTTGAAGAACTGCAGCATATATACGAAGGGTTTAGAGTAGTAAATGGAATGAACCCACCTTATAAGGTTGAAGTAAAACCTGTTCTTGGTCAACAAGTTCCAGATGACCCTGGTAACTTATCTAACCCGTATTATGCTTTAAGAGGAGTAAAGGGAGGCGCTGGTAATTTATATAGTAGAAATCAGATTCCTAACACAACTTACCCTGTTGGAGACGAAGAGAATCCAAATGTTGAGGAAAAGAAAATTAGTAATAAAGATGTAATCGATTATATTGATAAACTAATGGATGAGGCAGTTACAAAAGAAATGTCTTTCGCTATTCATCAACTTGGTAGTCTAAAGAAGTTTGTTAAGAGTCTGTAGGGTAAGCTTTTTTAAGCATTATTTCTGTTATAAGGTGTAACACAAAACAAAATGAAGCGCTGTACAAAGCAAAAATAAATAAATTAAAATCTGATATTATTCCTATAATTAAGCCAGTCCAAAAACCTGTACAGAGAGCACAAGATAATAGCTCATTAAAAAAATCTATCTTAACTAATTTATCTCTTAGAGGAGATAATATCTTACCATACATAAGTATATGGCATAGACCATAAGAAGCTAGAGAGTATAGTAGCAGATCAGCCATTTAGCAGCTGTTGATCTTCATTAATGGTAGTAACAGCGTCGCCCATAAGCTTTAATTCTTCCTTTTTTACGACGATAGAATTACCATCATCATCTGTTACTTTATAGTATTCATCATCAATTTTTTCAACTACTGGACATCCAGTTCTACCGCAACATACCTTTACTTTATTTGTATCTAATTTTTTAATCATAATATTATACTAATGCTTTTTTAAGTGCTTCTCTTACCTTAGCTTCTGCTCTATCATCAATATCATTTTTTCTACCAGGTGATATAGCCTTATGTGTAGTTACTGTAGAAAGGTCAGTAGGCCACTTATATTTTTTGAACATTGGTAGTAAGTATTCTACAGCTGATTCAACTTCAGCATCTGTAAGTTCTCTTTTAGTTGTATCTCCAGAAAATGCTAATCCTATTAAAAAGCCGTTACAATTAGTTCTACCATTAAAGGTAGATTTACCGGCATGCCAACACCTTCTCCATTCGTCAGCAAAAGTAGTTCGAGAGCCATCTGTATCAATAATTACATGATACGATACTTGAGACTTAGATTGAAGTATCCAGCTCACTGACCCAGCGTATGATCCTGAAGAATGGTGCAATACTACACCTTCAGGAGATATTGAACTAGATGAAACGTTAGGTGTTTTTTTCATTACCTCAGGATAAGCTCCCTCTGTCTTTGCTGAAACAACCTCGGGTGTAGATTCTTCTTGAGTAACACCTAAAGCATTTAAAATTTCTTTAGCCGTGTTAGGTCCATAAGCACCGTCAGGGATAGTATCTACTTTCTTCTGAATAATTTTAGTTAAATCTTTAGTAGAAAAGTCTAAGGATTTAATAATAGCTAATGCTGTATTCTTACCATAAACTCCGTCAGAGGTAGATCCAACCTTTTCTTGTATTTGTTTTGTTAAGTCATCTAAGGCCATGTAATTATTTATTCATCTACAGTGGAAAAAATACTTCAAACTATAAATACTTATATGGATATGATACTTGAATTTATTAGTGATAAACCTTGGTTTGGTCTAGTAGCTGCTATTATTGCTGCTGCTGCCGCCTTTTGTGCTGCAACCCCAACACCTAAAGAGGGTACTTGGGTTTCGAAAGTTTACAAAGCTATTGAATTTTTAGCGTTAAATATTGGTAAAGCAAAAGCAAAAGCTGTTGTAGAAGAAAAAGTTGAAGAGACTGTAAAAGGTGCAGTTACTGATGCTATCAAAAAAGCTACCAAAAAAAACGACTAACTACTTATGGCTGGTGGATTAATTAAAGGCGTATTACGCGCTTTGGTTGCTTATTTAGAATTAAGAAATAAGACGCATTACCACCGGGTAGTAACTGAATCTAGAGATAAACAGAAGAAACTTATTAATGAAATTGAAACACTACGTACTGCTGGCGACGTCAATGCTAATGATCGGGCTGACATCCTGCGCGACGAGCTCCTCGACGAAAAGCGGCACCTTAAACATATATCAGCCTTCTACCTTAAATCTTGCGGCGGGGACACCGATTCAAAGTAAAGAGGGAGTTTATACTCCTCAAACTGATGAAGTATGGCATTCTGATGCACGCTTTCGTAAGTTAGAGCGGCAACTATATTTTAGCAGCGGTAAATGATTAAATCACGTAAATTCTTAGCAGGATTAGCTCTATTTATAGCAGCTACCGCTTTCGTATTTACTAACCATACAGATTTTGAGGGATGGTCTGATATGATGAAATGGGTGTTTGGAATTTATGTAGGGGGTAATGTAGGTGCCCATACTGCTGCTAAAGTAAAGCTAGGTAACGGTCATCACCCTCCTGCAGCTCCTACCAATAGTCACCCCGGTGTAATAATTGCTCAAGATGATGTACATGTTAGTAATGCAACTACTACACCGGCTCCACAATACGTAGCTGTAAGAACTATGTCAGGTAAGGATCCAGCTGAGATTGCTAAGCAAATAGATCCCGAAGGCTTAGAAATTCCTCCACCTGAAAAAGGAGAAAGAATTTAATACAGATAAATATATTAAATGACTGATCAGTTCGATGAAGGGGTGAAAGAAATCTTAATGACAATCTTGTCATTAGGAGCAACAGCATTTGAAACGCAATATATATTAGATGTTTTAAAAGATAGGCCTGAGCCTATAGAGCAAAAAATAACTGCAGTACAGAAAGCCGATGAACTTATATCATCACCTAAGTTTGATCAGGTGGCGGATGAGCTTCTAGTAAAGTTGCAAGACATGCCTCCAAAACCAGAGCCTGAAACTAAAGAATACGATTATGGCTCTCCACAATATATAGTTAATAGATTAATTGAAGGAGGTTTAACCAAAACAGCTGCTATAGGAATAGTTGCTAATTTAAAAGCGGAGTCAAATTTGGACCCGTCAATAAAGCAAAAAGGTGGAGGACCTGGTAGAGGGTTAGCTCAATGGGAAAAGGGGGGTAGGTATGATACAGATAGAATTAATCTAGTATCGTTTGCTAGAGATCAAGGAAAAGATTGGAAAGACTTAAATACGCAGATAGACTTTATTTTACATGAGCTTAATATTCATCCCGAATATAAAAAAGTCAAAAAGGAAATAAATGAAGCTGAAAATATAAAAGATGCTGTATTAATATTTTTAAAAAAATATGAAAAAGCGGGAACGCCTCATACAGAAAAGAGGCTTGAATATGGTAGAGAGTTAGAAAAATCAATATAAATATTAATATGGTAAAAGCCGTAAGTATATTTTTAATATTGGCATGTGGTAATTTATTAGCTAAAAACTATAGTAAAGAGATAGATACTATAATAGCTAAAGATCTAATGAACAAAAAGGTAGAGATGCCTATGGTTGCATCTAGTTTTGTTTTTGTTAGGAGAGCATATCTAGATATTGTAGGTAGAATACCTACTTACAAAGAAACTATTTCCTTTCTTAAGCGACCTGACAGAGCTAAATTGATAGAAGATTTGCAGAACTCACAAGGCTATACTGAGAATATGTTTAACTTTTATGCTGATCTTTTAAGAATAAAAAGAAAGCTATCTAATAATGTCGATGGAGATACATACATTTCATGGGTTAAAGATGAAATAAAGAATAACACACCCTATGATCAATTTATTAGTAAGATACTAACTGCGGAAGGTAACATCTGGAATAATCCTGAAGTAGGTTATTTTTTAAGAGATGAAGGTATGTTACTCGATAACGTAAGTAATACATTTCAGGCTTTTGCAGGAATGAATATAAACTGCGCACAATGTCATGATCATCCTTTTGACGACTGGACACAAATGGATTATTATAATATGACTGCTTTCTTTACACAATTAAATTCTAGAGGTGATAAAGAAAATAGAAAACAATTTCAAAGACTTAAAAAAGAAGCTGAAGAATTAGATAAGTCAGGTAAGCAAAAAGGAGCTATTAATAGAGTAGGGCAATTTTATAGACATGGATATCAATATACTATAGTAGAAGATAAAAACAAACAACTTAAACTTCCACATGATTATAAGTATAGAGACGGAGAACCAGGTGAAGTAGTTAAAGCTGAAACTGCTTTAGGTGATAGAGTAAAGGAGAAGCGTAAGAGAGAAGGTCTAAGGAATAGTTTTGCTATATGGTTAACTAGCGATAGTCACCCTACTTTTGCAGCTAACATAGTAAATCGTCTATGGGATAGAGCATTTGGGTTTCCTCTTATTGATAACTTAAATGAAGTAGCTTTGTTTGATGAATTAAAAGATAGCCGTAACACTAGACTAACAGAATATTTAGTTAGAGTCATAAAAGAGGTTGACTATGATATAAAAAAGTTTAACTCTATTCTTTATAATACTAAGTTCTATCAAGCTAAAATTGATACTGAGAACAAATTTAAAGGTCCTATATTAAGAAGAATGACAAGTGCTCAGCTCTGGGATTCAATAGTTACTCTCTATCAAGGTGACCCAGATAAATGGCAACCTGAAGATAAGAAGCAAGAATATATAAATTTATTTTCAAGCTTAGAATCTATAACTGCTGCGGAGGCTCTTAAAAAATGGGATCAATATGGTAAGATAAAAGGTAGTTATTATAATGGTGCACCAAAAATTAAAGGTCAACTAGTAGTAAGATCATCACAAATATTTGAAGGGAAGCATTCAAACTTTATGAGAGAGTTTGGTAGATCAGATAGAGAGTTAATTGAAACCGGTAATGAACAACCTAATATAACTCAAATATTAAATCTTATGAATGGAAATGTTACCAAAGCATTACAAGATACTAACGGTTATGTAGCTAAACAAGCTAAAGATCTAGATAGAGATCAAGGAATGAACGTAATATTTTTCTCGTACATAGGGAGAGCTCCTAACGATAAAGAGAGAGAATTATTTAAAGAAGCTTCATTTGAAGATATTGTATGGGTATTAATTAACTCTCATGAATTTAAACTAATAAACTAATGAAAAGACGACATTTTATAAATACGCTAGCTGCATCTACCTACGGTTTAAAAACACTAGATGCAAAAGAAGCTCCTATAGCATCAAAAGCTAAGAATATAATTTACATTTGTTTAGATGGTGGTATGAGCCATATTGATACTTTTGACCCTAAAGATGATAAAGAGGTAATGGGTGATACTACTAAGATTAGTACTAATGTAAGTGGTATAGAATTGGGAAATAGATTGCCTAAGTTAGCTGAAGTGGTAGATAAAATGTCTATTATTCGCTCAACTACCTCTAAAACTGGAGCTCATGAGCAAGCTCAATATTTAAATAGAACGTCATATAGACAAATAGGATCTATAGTGCATCCAAGTTTAGGATCTTGGGTAGCTCATTTACAAGAAAGAGAAAGAGATATACCTGACTATGTTTTAATATCCGGTTCTTCAGCTCATCCTAACTCAGGCTTCTTACCGAAAGTAAAGTCTCCTTTACCTATAGTCGATCCTCAGGGAGGTTTAAGAAATAGTAAAGTAGATAGTAAACTTGAAGAGCGTATGCGTATACTACGGGAGCTTAACAGCAGCTTAAAGGCTCCCCTTGCGTCAGAGTATAATCAGTTCTATGATAATACTGTTAGATTTTTAAAGTCTAAAGATTTAGAGTTGTTTGATTTAACTAAAGAAAGTTCTGATATTAGAGCTAAATATGGAGATACAAAGCTAGGTCAAGGTTGTTTATTAGCTAAAAGACTTATTAAAGGAGATATAAAATTTATAGAGATTAACAACGGTGGATGGGATACGCATGTTGATAACTTTACTAAGTTAGATAATAAGCTTAAAGAGGTAGATGACGCATTAAGCGCTTTAGTTTTAGATTTGGATAGCGAAGGTTTATTAGATTCAACGCTTATCGCTTTAGTAACTGAATTTGGTAGAACTCCAAACATTAATGTTAATGATGGTAGAGATCATCACCCACAATGCTATTCAACAGTTCTTATAGGAGCTGGGATAAAGGGTGGTTATATAGCAGGAGAAACAAATAAGACAGCCTCTAAAGTAACTAAAGATCCTTATACTATATCTGATATAAATGCTACTATAGCTCATTTATTGGGTATACAGACTGAACAAGATAGATTTTCTCCCAACGGAAGACCATTTAAAGTAGCTAATAAAGGTAGCGTAATAAAGGATATATTAAGTTAATGAAACCAAAAAATACATTCTGTAATAATACTAGAAGAGATTTTTTACAAACAGTAGGTGGTGCATTTCCTAGTTTAGCTTTAGCGGGAATGTTAGCGCAAGATGGTTATAGTAACCCTCTAGCTCCTAAATCAAAAATGATTCCAGGTAAAGCTAAGTCAGTAATCTTTCTTTTTATGTATGGAGGTCCAAGTCATGTTGATACATTTGATTATAAACCTAAATTATATGAATTAAATGATAAGACTATTGATGTAAAAACTTTTGGTAGAGGAGGCAAGAAAAATCAAGGTAGGGTAGTTGGACCTAAATGGGGCTTTAAACCTTACGGACAGAGTGGAAAAATGATATCTGATCTCTTTCCTGAAGTAGGTTCAATGGCAGATGATATAGCTTTTATTCATTCAATGGAAGCTGACTCACCTATTCATGGATCAGCTATGCTTATGATGAATAGCGGTTCATTAATAAGCGGTAAACCTTCATTAGGTTCGTGGGTTAATTATGGTTTAGGTTCTTTTAACGAAGGTCTACCGGGTTATGTAGTAATGCTTGATAAGTCTGGAGGACCTATTTCAGGTGCTAAGAACTGGACCTCAGGTTATATGCCGGCTAGTTATGCAGGTACTGTATTTAGATCTGAAGGAGATCCTATTCTTAATTTAAAAAATCCTTACGGTATAACTAGAGCTGAGCAAAGGACTATTATTAACTCTCTTAATGATCTCAATGGCATTCATTTACAAGATAGAAAATACAATACCGATCTATCTTCTAGAATTAGTAGCTATGAATTAGCATATAAAATGCAATCAGAAGCTCCTGAAGCTATTGATGTTGAAAAAGAACCAGAGCACATAAAAGACTTATATGGACTTAACAATAGTAGAACAGAAGAGTTTGCTCGTAAGTTAATTCTATCACGTAGACTAGTTGAAAGAGGAGTAAGATTTATTCAAGTTTATTCAGGTGGAGCTCATAATGATTCTAACTGGGATGCTCATGGAGATCTTAAGAAGAACCACGATTACCATGCAGGTAGAACAGATAAGCCTATCGCAGGTTTACTCAGAGATCTTAAGCAAAGAGGATTACTAGAAGAAACTTTAGTAGTTTGGGGAGGAGAGTTTGGAAGGCAACCTACTGCTGAGTATGCTAAAGGTACAGGAAGAGATCATAACTCTATGGGCTTTACAATGTGGATGGCAGGAGGAGGAATAAAGGGGGGTACTAGTGTAGGGAGTACAGATGAATTAGGTAGCGCAGCTGTAGAAAAGCCTCTATTAGTTAAAAATTTACATGCTACTATCTTAACTCAATTAGGCTTAGATCATAACGCATTAAGTTATTTTCATAATGGGTTAGATGAAAAGCTAGTAGGGGTTGAAGGAGCTGATGCTATTACTGAAATTATAGCTTAATTTTCAGAAACTACCGGTTTACGTATATGTAAAAAGCTTATGCATGTACAGGATAGGACTGAACACCCACAAGCTTTGTTACATTTACAGAGGTTCTGTAGACCTACTTTTTTTTAACCGGTTTCTTAGCACCCTTACCCTTTTTACCTTTACCTTTACCACTCGGCTTAGGACCACCTCTACGCTTTTTCATAGCTTCAGCTACTGCTTTACGCTCTTCAGCACAAAGCTTACCGTCTTTATTTTTGTCGAATTTTTCTAAAAGCATCTTCTTTCTAGCTTCACCAGCTGCCTTACGCTCAGCTTCATCTAGCTTTCCATCGCCGTTTTTATCGAATTTTTCAATCCATTGCTTGATGCCTGGCTTACCACGATCTTTTCTACCTTCTTCTTTTTCTGGAGTACCACTTGCAACAGCAAGTCCGATAATAGCTGTAATAACAGCGAATAATGTAATTTTCATAATTGTATTTATATTATAGTACCTGTTTATATATAATCTACTTAAAAACTGGATCTAATAGGAGATCCACAAATCTCTTAATAGTACGATATACTTTTGACTTAGTTGTAAATCCCCATCTTTTAGGAGCTTGTACTTTTATAAATGATCTGAAATCTGTACCCATTTCAGATTGTCTTGCATACCAATCACATACCATCTCTGCTATTTGCGCGTCATTCATAGCTGATATACCATCAACATGGTATTCAGGATGATGATCATTAGTCTGCTGGTGCTGATGTATAGCTAATCTTAAAGCTTCTTCATCTTCTTCTCTATGTAGCGTATCCCATTCTATACCTTGAAACTTTGATAGATCATGACGACTGCATCTTTGAAGCAATCTACGCGCTAATTCAAGATCATTTTCAGCTTTAGCATTATCAATTAACCTTGTAGCTAATTTATAAGCTGCAGATCTTACAGCTTGTGTATGCTCCCATACTGAAAATAATCTTCTCCTGTAATTCTCTCTTACTTCTAGGGGAAGAGTTGAATCAGAATTATCATGACTCGGAGGTTCCATTTTTAAGTTCTCCTTTTGATCTTAAGATCTCATAGTTAGCTTTATGAGCTTCTTGTACTTCGTTTTTAGACTGGCCTTTATAAACTACAGCATAGTGATTTTCAATTAGGAAATCATTTACATTTATACCATTAGAATCTATAATACCTAATATTCTTCCGAATTTTCCTTTATCGAGTCTAGTTTTAATAGTAACTCTATCACCCTTCTTGAGAAAGAATTTAACTTTATCTTTAGCTAATAAACCAGCTTCCTTTTCTTCTAAATCTCTAGTCCTACATTCTGGTGTATCAACACCGTAAAGCCGAACCTTTTGGTTAGAAAGGACTACATCAAAGCCTAGATCAATATTAAGTATAACGGTATCACCGTCTACTACTCTTTTAACTTCTGCATTATAACAATAAGGTTCCACAATATATATTTATCTCTAAACAAGAAAAACCCCGGAGTAGCAAGGCTAGTCCGGGGTTAAACTGTTAAGTTTATAATTTAAAATGCACGACCTAATCTAAAGCCAACAACTACTTCGCTATCGGCATCAGCGTAGATTCCCTGAGCGTCATCAGATAAACTAAGAACACCAGTCACAAAAGGAGAAGCAGTAAGCTCCCACGGAAGGCTGAAGTCAGTACTTACAGTTACTTGAGCATGAGTAAGCTCAGACTCACCGAGTACATAACCAACAGCACCTTTAACGAAGACTTCGTTACTAGCAATGTTAATAGCCGGCTTCCATGTTACACCAACTTCTCCATACTCATCGTTATCACCATCTACGGCGAACCACTGAGTAAGAGAAAGATCAACAGGTCCAACTGTCTTACTTACTCCAAGACCAACTTCAGAAGTAATATCACCAACTAGGTCGGTAGCTTCTGTGTAATGGTTAAAAGCAAGACTTACATCGAAGTCACCTAACGATTTAGTAGCTTTAAGCCCGAAAACAGTTTCAAGATCTGAAACATCGTTATCTTGGAATGTTAAACCAGTTGCGACAGATACTCCAGCGAGATCAAACTCAGTACCTACACTAGCAGCAACATAATTGTCACCTCTATCGGCACCTCGAAATAGCTCTTTTGAAGAAGCTGTTACATTTGCCTCAACTCCACCAGCAAGAAGAGTGGAAAAAATTCCACCATCACCTGCAACAGTAGAACCTGAAGCGCTTCCTGCAGTTAAAGCAACTGCAGCCATCATTGAATATAGTACGTTTTTCAATTTCATATTCATATATTTATAGTATATGATCGGTATAAATCAACGGTGTTACCATAAAAATATGAATTATTTTTAATATTCCGTATGTTTCATCTCATACTCTGCAGCTTCTGTATCGTCTTTAAGATCAATATCCTCATGTCCTGTATTGACCATATCCTCTTCTGACTCAGCTCCAGCTAGTGCTACTATTTGATCTATAGTATCAAACATAGAATCGTTAGGATCTATAAATTTTCCTGAGTAGTTATCTTTAAGTTTTTTTAGTTTATTAACTAACTCCACCATTTGTGAGAATGCTGCTTCTTTATATTCTCTATCATATCCACCTTGTCCAGGAGGCGCGCCCTCTCTGATAGGAGGATTATACATCTCATGATATACTTTAGCTATACTTCTACTCGACATAATTACATTATTTCATTTAAGAAATCATAATCAAGTTTACCAGCTAGCTTAACTTCATCTAGCATTTGACTCTTATCGTATCTATTACCATCTTCAAGTGTAATTTTTTTAGTGAATACTTCATCACCTTTAATACCGATAACCAGTTCGTGATATGATTCTCCTTTGTATATATTACCAACTTCGATAGAATCTTCTCCTCTATACTTATCAGACATAGCTCTAAAAGCATCAACCTCTGTCGCATATTCAGAATCTTCTGCGTTTTCTGATGCACCTAGCTTTGCAGCAACTTGCTCTATACCACCACGTACTTGTTTCTTATCAAATTCTTTCAATGCTCTACCTTCTTCAGGACCAGCAACCGGTTGTCCATCTGCCTCAGGATCAGCATAAAGTGTTACTGTGTCTCCTGGCCCGTACATAGTAGCGTATAGGACATAACTACCATCTTTAAATACTCTAAAAGCTTCTGCACCATTACGATCTTTTCCGAGATGCATAAATTGTATGTTACCGAATTTGTGCATTTTTGATAAGTCTTCTTGTTCTTGACTCTCATTGGGATTCTTATAGGTAGGATCTGAATTTAATCTAGATCCACCATGTGGCTCACCATCTGAGGTATGACCGTTCTTATATTGAGTATCGCTACCCTTTTTAAAGTGATAGCCGGGCTTTGCCTCTTTAGCCTCTACCATTACCTTTTTATATGCTTCTTCAAGCATTCTAAGATTCTTTTTCGCGCGCATAATATTATTTATTCAAACTGCATCAAAAGCCGAAGGCTTTCCGCCGCAGGCGCAAAAAAACCTGGCCTTTATGGTCTTAGATACTATAATATAGTATGGGTGTATATTCTGAACAGAGACCATGGGGATTATTTGAAATCTTAATTGATAATCCTAGCTATAAAGTAAAGAGAATTTATGTTAAGCCCGGGCATAGACTAAGTCTGCAGTACCATAATAAGAGAGATGAGAACTGGGTCATAGTGCAAGGTAAAGCATATGTACAATTAGATCGTCATGGAGATAGTTGCAGAGTCTATGAGAGAGGAGATAGTTTGTATATTCCTAGATTTATGCCCCATAGAGTATCATGTCAAAGCGATGAAGATTTAATCTTTATCGAAACGCAGACAGGTGAGTATTTTAGAGAAGATGATATCGTTAGATTAGAAGACGACTATGATCGCGATACCTGCTGATTATCTTCTTCTATAGCTCCTAGCTCTAACAGTGTAACTATATACTGGATACCTGTAGACTGGGGGAGAGTACGTTCTCCTGTTAATATAGTAGTATGTAGGTGTATAGCTTCTATACGTTCTGACCGTAGTTGTCGGTACCGTCTGATATGTATATGAAGTATAACCTCCAGTACAGCTCATTAAACAACATGCTAGTAGTATTAGTAATGCTCTCATTGATTATCTATCCATTCTTGTGCTTCTTCTGTAGTAACTGTCCACCAAACCTCTGTATTGTCAGAATCCTTAACGCAGTATATAGGCCAATCACCACTACCACCTGATAGCTTAGCACTCTCTGTCATATGTATAGTATACGCCATTACTGATTA